GGAATCAACAATATCTTTTCTTACGTCTACAAAGAAATCTCCCTCCTCATCTCCATACCTCAAGAATACCTCGTATTCTACATGAGTTTCTTTGTGTTGTTTGCCCATAGCCTTTCGGTGCAAGGTTTCTCTTTGTTCTGGTGTTGCTTCTGGTAATCCTGTCTTGCTATCAGACCAGTCTTTCCATGCTTTTACTTCTTGTTCTGTGTATCCTTTACTCATCTTCTTTTATCTCGTCGGTATAGGTTACGTTGAAGTCAGAGTCTCCTAATATCTTATCATCAGCATATTCTCTAACTTTGTATTCTGCTTCCTCCTTTGAATCTGCTTCGACTTCAAAGGAATTATGGATGGTTATTCCTACTTGGTATCTCATGCTGGTAATTTAAATCAATTTTAAATCAGAGTCAAGGGTTTTTTGCAGATTTATATACCTTGAACCTTAGATTCTTTATAGTATTTTTCTAGAGTGGCAATCCTGTCATCAGCAGAAGTCAAAGCTTCTAAAGCTTCGTTTGCGTTATCGTAAAAATCACTGGTAGAGTGATCTCCGATACCTGCGGGGTGATTAGACATTAACTCTAGCGTAAGAAAAGCTTTCTGTCTTTCTGCCAAGGCTTGAGTATGAAGCATATCATACATTAATTTAGTTATTTTCATTTTACCTTCTGGTTAAACCATGCAGGAGTTTTTCTAGTTTTCCAAGTAGCGAACCCTGCCTTCTCGCCATTGTAGTAAGCACGATATGCTGTAACAGCACAATCGTTTTTGTATTCTTCTGGCATAGCCTGAGCAAATGGTGTCAGACCAGTGCGTGGAAGAGATAGCTTGTGATAGTTCTTGCCACACCACTGTATAGTATAAAGTGACTTGTGGACTTTGCCATAGCGTCTAGTATACTCCTGACACATAGCGTAAGCATGATCGAGTAACCACTCGTAGTTTTGCTCTGTCTCCCTAGCCCAGATGGTGCATGGGTGATTGTAAAAAGCTCTTTTGTATGGTGCGGTTCCGTTGTCATAGACTGCACAAAGCATTTGTGCTGATTCTAGTATCATCTTGACAACGTGCTTGTCGCACAACTGTTGAGCGGAGATTTTGGGGTCTTGATCTACTGCAAATATGTTCATATTGGTAATTTAAATTAATTTAAATTCAGAGTCAAGAGGAAAATTCATCAATATCGTAAATATAATCATACATCATAATAAATCCTGCGCCATTACATTTGACACCCATCACATTATAGTCAATATATTCAACTGCTTCTTCTTGTGTCATTCCTTGCTTCTTGTATATAGAAACAATCTTTTTATAATCGTAGATTATCTTGCCACAGTCTGACTCTCCTGCAATCGCATCATCTAAACCATGTAAATATAAAGCACCAGAAGTCAGCATACTAAATAACTAAAAGAAAATCTTTTTTTATCTGGTCTATACTATAATGTAATTCTGCATTAGAAACTTTTACGTTATCTAGATTAGATTTAAGTTGATCTAACTGCCCAATTATAAGTTGCCTTTTAGCCACATTTTTGATTTGGGGCATATATTTAGCAACATTAATTACTTTATTGGTTTTCTTTGGTCTTCCTCCTTTGAGCTTCATACTATTTTGGGTATACTACTTTCATATCACCATTGTCGTAGACCTCATAGACTTTGCCATGAGACTGCTCCGCATTCATGATTGCCATAGCGATAGCAGGTGTCGGATGACAGAGAGGAGGATCAGCGAGGGCGGTTGAGTAGCCACCCATCCACCGATCCTTCTTGTCGAATACAACGTAACTAGTTACTTTCTTCATTTGCGTCAAGTGTATAATTATGTTCTACTTCCTCTACTGAGGGCATATCTGGATAGTTATAAGTAACCTTTCCTTTTTCGTTGCTTACAAGAAGTGTTAGCTCTCCAGTTTCTTCTACTACTTCTGCCTTGATCCTCCAACCATTCAACAGAACAAAATTAATCCATCTATCCTCTATCATTTAATCGCTGATTTTAAATTGAACTGCTCCTGCATCTGCTGTTGGTTTAACAGAAGATTTTACTTCGTTTGCTTCTTTCTCAATGATTAGGATATTCATTTTTTCTAGCCATACCCTGCTGACAGGGATATGCTGTTTTGAGCCAAAGTATTCGTTCAGTGTCTCCATGTCAATGTTGACAAACGACTTTGCTCCTTTTGGTCTTCCTCTTGTAGCCATATCTTTTTGTTTGTTTGTTTTGGTTGGTATCAATATACTCGGATTTAAATTTAAGTCAACAATTTTTTTCAATAAAAAATCATTTTTTATAGAACTCTTTATATTGTTCTTTTAAGAAAGGTGTCATGATATTCTCGTATGCCCTGACCAGTGCCTCCTCTAGCTCAGACTGGACATCCTCTAGGATGTAGCCCAAGCCAGAGATGGCAAGCATGGCATGGAAACCTTCATGAATGATAGTATCTAAAAGAACTTCGTCTTTAATTTTATTAGAGATGTAGATCTTCCTGCCATCAGAATCTAACTCACCAAAATCTTTCATTTGTTTGTAGACTATGGTGAATTTCTGACCTGCGATAGTCACTTCTTTTGGCTTGTATTGTTTCATAATAAATGTTATGAAATCTTTCTTGCAAGATCCAGACCTTTTTTAGTCAATTCTCTTTTAGTGTCAATCTTTAATAGGCGTTTCTTGATAAGCATTGCTTCGTAGTCTCTCTGGATCGCTCCCTTCTGGAAGCCAGTCACAGAGGCAAGACCTGTTAAGGTCATAGCTCCACGCTCGCCCAGAGCCTTTACTATACTAATCTCTGATGCTGTCAAGCCGTAAGCTTTGACTCCCATCGCCTCAGAAAACTCTTTCCAAATTTCTTTGGTTACTTTCTTTACATCTCTTGCAGAAACGTAGATTTTTAAATCTTCTGCTTTGACAACGGCATCTCTTGGATTCCCTCTAAAAGAAGAAACGATATCTTCCTTTGCTGACTCATCAATGTCGGCTTTCCATTCTAAATTGTCGTGGAAGATATCATAAAGTTCTTTATTTTTATATTCCTCGAAAGCGATATCCCTGAGACGATCTCTGAGAGGTTCTGCTAATTTCTGCTGATCAGTAGTTGCCATGCAGAAAGTGAGTTTTGTAAAATCAAAATCATAAGGAACTCCCTCATGCTCGACCGTCCTTCTTGGGTTCTTATCTACGTTAAGAACAGAAAGAAAAATCTGCTGTAGATCATTAGGAAGGTTGTGTCCTTCGTCAATAAAAAGAAATGCATTGTGTTGCACCCAAACAGGATAAACCTGCTCAAAGAAACTACCTGCATTTTTTATGGTTTTACCATTGACTTCAAGCATTGGTGGTTTTTCACCATCACTCCTTCTGAGTGCCTCTCTAAACTTGCGGGCGAAGAATGTTTTTCCTCCTCCTTTGCCAGTGGTAAGATTAATAAATGGCAAGCGGTCAGTTTTTGCGTATGCGTCTATATAGATACTCAAAGTCCGTTTAACTGACTCTTGCCCGATTGCGTCATCGAATGTGCTGTTTATCTTTGGCATGGCAGTAGTATATCCAAAAAGTGAAACCGTGCAAGCATTTTTTATGAAAAAAAAATACGCTTGACGTATAGACGTTTTTGCCTATAATAGTGTGCATGAACAGATATCAGTATTTTACAGGGCGATTTATCATCATGCTTACTAGTATTTTAATAGGTATTCCTATGGGGATCTTTGTAGGCACACTTTACTTCTTACGAATTGTTTTAACTTATCCTTTTACTATGTATAATTTAGCTATTGACAAGTGGGACAACAGAGTTCAAATAGAGCAAGCGGATATGTGGACAAGGCACATTTCTAGAATGAAACAAAAACAAAAAAATAATTAATGAATACAGAAGAGTTACTCAGATTACATGATGAGACTTGTAGTAAGTGCAAGGTAATAATGAAACAAAAAAACAGTGATTATACTGGAGGGAAGAATGCTACAGACATATTCGCTAATTTTAATTCTTCTACTATCTTGGATATTCACCCAGTCCAAGGTCTTCTTTTGCGTCTAATCGACAAAGTTCAAAGGATTCGTTCTTTTACAAATGATAAACAATTACAAGTTTCAAATGAGTCGGTTGACGATGCTTGTGAAGATATTATAAATTATGCGATTCTAGCAAAAGCAATGCTAATCGAAGAAAGAAAAAAGATCGAACAAAATCTACAAAAACAAAAAGAAGAAAAGGTTTTTCCAATAAAAGAAGAATTTCCTTTAGCCGATTAAGTGTTTATTTGGCATTTTTTTGTTCATCCTAGCGTCTTTCTATATTTGGCTCTTTCGCCTTCATCCTAGCGTCTTTATGTGGTAATATGATCTGATTCTCTGGTGTAATTATATATGCCGTGCTGTTTAAAAAAGGTGTTACACTATTTGAAACTCTCACTGTAATCTTAATCGTTGCAATTTTATCAGCTATTTTAATCCCTTCTGCTTACGGTGTCTACAGGATTTTTGTAAGGATGACGACAAAAGAAAAATCTTATTATTATTATAACACAGATCAATACAGAAGAAAAAGTGATGGTGTTTTATGGGAAAGAGAGGATAGAAATTTTGATAGATGATGAAAGTAAAAGAAATATTAGCTAATTGTGTTGTATTGCAGAATGGTTCTTATTATTTGGGTTGTATTCGCCCAAACTTTAAAGATCCTATAGTTGAAAAAGTTAACTTTCTGAAAGATAATGGTTATGAGTTTAAGTTAAAAGAAATAAGTATTTTTGGTGAAGAGACTTTTTTCTGCGATAAACTAAACTTAAGTTATCAAACAGATTATAACGGGGATTCAACTCTCCATTACACAGGATGAATTTAGTAGACGACATACCAACCACAACAGATGATTTTGAACACGTAAATTGTATTATTGAGATCCCAAAGGGAACAAATACAAAATACGAATATGATGAGAATTTAAATATATTTAAATTAGATAGGTGTTTAGTCTCATCTCTACAATACCCAATTAATTATGGTTTTATTCCACGAACTATAGCTCTTGATGATGATCCCTTGGATGTATTGGTTTTTAACCATGACCCTATAGATAGAGGCGTTCTCGTTTCTTGCAGAGTATTAGGTGTCCTTGGTTTTATAGATGGGGGCAAAGTAGATAATAAGCTTATTGCGGTGCCAGACTGGTCTCCAAAAGAAAAATATAAAACATTAGCTGACATTGAGCCAGAGCATTTGAAAATTTTTAGGCAGTTTTTTAAGATTTATAAAATTGATAGAAGCTCTGAAACAGAAGTTGGTCAATGGACTGGTAGAACAAAAGCAAATAAGATTTTAAAAGAAGCTCATAAAAGATGGAGGCAAAGAGGTGGAGACGACAGAGAATATTGGAAGTGGGTTGAAAGATGCAAGAAAGCAAAACCTCTGTATTAATGAACCCTGATTTAATTACTAAATATGTTCCCTTAATTGCGGGAATAATGTATGCTCTTGTAGGAACAGCTTATATCATGAAAAAAGATATAGGTTGGGCTATTATTTGGCTGTCATATGCTACAGCTAACTTTGGATTAATGGTAGTAGGAAACCAATGAAATATAATATTAAAGACATTGAAGGAGAGGTTGTTAAAGACAACGATACTTATTTGCTTAAAGATAATAAAACTTTAAATAATCTAATATTGAGCAGCACTCGATTAAAACCTAAAAAAGAAACAAGAGGTCATAGTCATAGGGGCAAGGAAGAAGTTTATTACTTCGTAGAGGGAGAGGGCGTTATGATTGTCCGATATGATATGTTTAAAGTAAAAGCGGGGGATGTCGTATTAATTCCTGACGGAGCATTCCACCAAGTTCAGAACCCAACAGACAAAGATTTATATTTTGTTTGTGTATTTGAAGGGTCTAGAGATCATTAATGAATTATTCTACCTTATTTCTTTCTATCTCATTCACCCTAGGAAGCGAATTATTATACTCTGTAGGCGCTTTTTTATTAATTTTAAATGCCTACAACCAAGAGAGTTTACGTTTAGACGCTTATTTGTGTAAAAATAAGTGTGAACTTGATTGTAGTATCTGACTTAAGCTTAAACGAGGGACTTTATTTTAGATATTTATCCATGACCGCAGTGTCTTATTTGGAAATGGATGTATTAGTAGAATCACAAAAAGATCAAAAAGACTATTACTTTAAAATATTAAAGAAAAAAGGTTTTTACGACTATGTGTCTGATATTATTTGCCCCGAAGAGAGAGAAGCTGGCGTGAGAATAGATACAGACTACAACTATCCTTTAACAGTCGTAACTGATTCTATTTGCTGCACCAATGCAATGTCTTTAATTATGCAGGTGAAAGCGTTGAGCTATATCGAAAACAGTATTTAAGAATCGTCTTCGTCTTCGTCAACTGGATCTGGATCAGGCTCTGGCTCTGGCTCTGGATCAGGATCAGGATCAGGAGTAGGAGTAGGCTCTGGCTCTGGTGGAGATGGAGGCTCTGGCTCTGGTGGAGCAGTATTTGCCCACTCTCTGATAGCAGGGATTGCTGCAATAATTGCGTCCATCGCATCAGCAGCTTCTGGAACCTCTTGAATCATTTGCCAGAAAGGTTTGCGACCATTCACACGACTAGGAACATTGATATACTCAGCACCCTCGTTGTCAGCAGTATTCAAAACCTTTTCATTCTCCCCGTCATATGGGAGCATTTCAATATTAATGCTACCCTGAGTAGGATCAGCTTCTGCTGTATTTGGCACAAAAATGTTAATATTACGAAGCCAAACAGAATCATATGTTTCTTCTGGTCTGGCTGGAACCACAAATGGCTCGTTCCTTGGGATTGGTTCTCCTAGATTATCTGACATGACAAATTATATCTTTTATTGTTAATAATATCTACACATAATTACACAAAAAAGGATTTTAAATGCCCAACTCTTAATTGCGGCACAACCAAAGGCTTTATTTGTAGTTTATCGTAGACATTTCTACAGAAACTAACATCTTCAAAACTTAAATCGTCTACTGTAAATCTCTCTCCTTCTTTGTGTGGGTGTCTACAATCAGGAATATGAGCATCTCTCAGAGGGTAATATGGGTAATCCATTTCCTCGTAAATTGACCTATGAACTTTAGTGAATCCAAAACCACACCAATCTACTTGAACTAACTTATTTGGATCTTTATCGGCTGTTTCTTCAAGCCATTTTACAGAGGTGAATGGCATATGTAAATTCTCTTTAAAGTAATCTTCATTCCAATTACCTACCATAGCTTTATCTGAGTAATCAGACCTATACCATCCAGTAACAAACTTTTTATCTTGTGGTAAACTGAGCATATATTCTATCTGCTCCATATTAAATCTTACATCAGAGTCAATCCAGAAGAGCCACTCTGCTTTTGGCGGGGAGGTGTCTGCAAATCCACCTCCTCCTGTAGCCAAGAAATTACGAGCAAAGTTTAAAAATAAACCATTACAAGTCAAAATAGCGGCGTTGTTCTTATCACACCAAGTTTGCAATTCTAGATATTGCCCGAAACACTGACCTTGGATTCCTCTGTGGTCAATGGGAATTAAAAATACGCAGTTTAACATCAATTTATTATAGATTTTAAATCTACAATATCAACTGATTATCCGTATCTCCAGTAAGATCCATCAGAGTATACTGGTGCAACAGCACTTCCTCCTGCATATACTGTTTGTCCTAATGAGGAAGACCCAAAGGTGTAATAAGAATCACTAACCATTGCTCTTTGCCCCGCTGGAGAAGCTGAAGGTAAAGCGCCAATAGTGAAAACTTTTGTTTGAACTGTTCCTTCAACATGTAACTTGGACTGAGGGCTTGTGGTTCCAATTCCTACATTAGCATTTGAATGTAAATGTAAGGCAACTACAGCCGCTTCTGCACCCTCTGACGGCATGTCAGTTAAGAACTGTAAATGACCTTCCCCACCTGACGGGCCAGCAATAGCCTTAATAGATGCCATGACACCTGCTGAATTGTCAGTAGTATCACTATTGTAAAACTCTATTTTACCTATATTATTACCTGCACTTGTTTCACCCGTAGATTTTAATCGCATAATAGCACCACCTGATGTTGATGCTTTTGTAATTTCTAATTGTTGAGCAGGAACAGTTGTCCCAATGCCAACTTTACTATTAGTAAGTCTGAGAAATTCTCCGTCTGCATTTTCAAAAACAAAAGGATTATCATTAGCAGGGGTTACAAATGCAGTCTTACCAGAGCCATCTTTTCTTCTCTCTATATAACTCTTTTCTGAAGTTCCTTCGTAAAATGAAAGTCGTGCTGAAGTTGATGCGTTTGCGGTTCCACCGTTTGATATGATTAATTTTGTAGCGGCTGTTTGATCCTTGCGGATCATAAGCATATCAGCAGGATTCGTTGTTCCTATACCGACTTTACCAGCGGTATCCATTGTGATACCATCGTTACTGCTAGAGTGTATCTTTAATTTATCAGTAGAATCATCATATTTGAGTTTAAAATCTGCTCCATTACCCAGTGATAATTGACCATCATCATAAATTCTGAACTCATCGTCCGTAAAAACAAATGTCCCAGCATTAAGTTGAAGGTAATTTTCTGCGCTTATCTTAAGGTAACCATCAGCACCATTTGTGCTTTGTGAAAGTTCTGTATGACCATTACTTTTTACAAAGAGTTTTGCAAAAGACGATGAATGGTCATCATACCCATTTATTCTAATACCATTGCTATCAGCAATTTGATTAATGGTAAGAATATCAGCAGGATTAGTTGTTCCTATTCCGACATTGCCTACATCATCAATCCGCATCCTTTCGGTTCTGTCAGTAACAAAACCTATTTCATTTGTAGCGGGGGAATAGAAACCTACTTCATCAGAACTTTCATTTCTTAAATTAATAGCTAAATTTGTTGGCGCTTGGTTTGCTATATTAAATACAGCACGAAGACCACTGAATAAAAAATCATATTGTGCGAGTTCTAAATACCTAGCTTCTCCTGATCGTTGAATTCTAAAGTTATTATTATTTGTTGCGAAAAGGCCATATTCCTGAGTAGCGTAGTAATTGTTTAAAGCTAAAATAGAAGAGCTTACGCCATCATAATCTGAAACATTGGCTCTTTCTTTTAATGCTTTTACATAACCTTGTGCTGTCCCGTGGAAAGAAGCGTTTCCACCACTTGTTACGAGGGTCTCTGAGGGATTAGTTAATCCTATACCAACATTGCCACCATTTTTTATAGTTACTTGTGCTGTTCCTGCGCTAGTTAAAATGCGTTGATCATTAGACCCTATTCCATACCAGTCTTTAGTATATACGGCTGTATTTGCAACTAAATTTGTGTTGATTTCAGCATCGCCTTGAACATGTAAAGTCCTACTTGAAGAGGGTCCAGTTGTTCCAATCCCCACATTACCAGCAAAAAATGCCCCCGTATCAGAAGAAGGGGTATTTAATACTTCTTGTAAAGTCGGTGTGCTTGCTTCTAATGGCTCAAATCTTGGTCCCCACCAGTAAGTTTTAGAACCTGTGGTAGCATCGTAGTAGTTATAAACTCTTTGTCTTGATTTATTAAAGTTACTCGATAATCCATCACTAGGACTTCCACTATCAGTGAACTTAAAAGAAGTGGCGCTGGTTAATTTTTTACCATTTCTATCGTAAATGCCTCCTTTTGGATGATTAGTCGTTCCAGTATGACCACTATCATATATATAACCAACCATCAAATACCACTGATCATTCTCCATGCCAGCAGAAGCCATTGTGGTTCCACCAATAAAATATGGATTGGTATTATAAGTGCCATTTAGATTGTCTACATAACTAGTCCCCAAATACAAATTACCATCACTTCTATCAGTTGTGGTCTTTTTAACCCAAACAGAAGTTCTATATGATTTACCTCTATCTATAATAAATGTATCTGAATTCCAACCGCCATCATCATTGTCAGAAGAATCCTGACTAGGAGTATACCACAAGATAGCAGGTTCCCCGAATGGGTTGTTGCCGTAAATTCTAGAGTTTTCTGCTTCCGTTCCGTTTCTTGGGAAAGAAGGAGTTGAACCGCTAACCTGTGATCCATAAAGAAGCCACTCATAAGATTTTAGTAAGTTACCATCTACCGCACCTTTGTGTGGCATGACATAACCATCTTGATCTATACCCCAAGCATTATCATGATTACCTGCTTGGTTGTTACTATCAGCAGCAGATAAAGTATCTATGGTAAGAAAATCTCTTCCGTGATCTCCACCATTAGACTGATAATTTATTTTTACTCCATAAGTATCACTTTCTTGAAGCCAGAGAGTAGCACCTGCTGTTGTAGTAGATGAATCTCTAATCTTTAATACTGGATCACTTGCTTCTAGATGTAGTAAAGTAGAAGGATTAGTTGTTCCTATACCAACTTTGCCATCCTCATCTATTCGCATAGCCTCAACACTTTCCGTAGAAAATATTAAGCTACCGTTCGATCCAGCGTTATTTAAAGTAGTATTAACCCCATCAAGAGTAAGAGTAGTAAGTGCTGACGAGCTAGTATCATGAAGAGTTAAAACAGGGGTTCCGTCAGAAATTTTGACATCACCTCCGTAAACATGAAGTTTTTCAGTTGGATCAGTTGTTCCTATACCGACATCGCCGCCTTTTTCTATATGTAATCTACTATTAGATCCACTTGTAAAGAAATCATATGTTCCAACAGGAGAACTTGCGCTTCCTGCATAAAATCTAAATCCATAAACCAAACTAGATTGCTCTCCAAGATCTATGTAGTTGGAGTTAGATAAAATTAGATTTCTTGCATAACTAGTAGAAAAGGCTCCTTTCAAGCCTCTCCCAGCAGTATTCATGAATATAGCACCATTCTGATTATCTGTTCCAGCCCAAGAAGCATCACCTTTAACTATCATGGAACCTTCAGCATGAAACTTTGCTGATGGATCGGTAGTTCCTATACCAACGGATGCAGTGTCTCTGTCAATCGTAATTGCTTTTGTATCATTCGCAAATGTTGTGTCGTTAGTGCTATGAACTCCAATATTAAATTTGTTTGCTGATCCATCGAATTGCAGAAAACCACCTTGATGGTTATTTCCTTCTATCAGCCTTAACAAAGCTCCAGTTTCATTATTGTTTATACAATGGATGCTTGCTGTTGCACTATTACTATCACTGCTATAGACAGTAAAATCGCTCACTGGAGTCGATGTTCCTATACCAACATGATTATCCCCTCCATTTACGAAGAGAGCGTGTGTGGCAGTATCTCCCTCGACTCTAAAGTAATTAGGTTGTCCCCCTTCGTTGATGGTAACCCCACCAGCCTCTATTTTTATGTGTTCTTCCCCGCCAGCATCTAAAGTTATGGTATTATTGGTAAATTCTAAAAACGTATCCGTATCTCCATGATGAATAAGTTTATTAGTTATAGTTACATCACCATCGACTTCTAATTTGCTAGATGGGCTAGTTGTGCCTATACCGATTCTATTATTTGAGCTATCTACATATAAAGTATTAGAATCAAAGTTAACATCACCATTTATTGCTAAAGTTCCTGCGTCATTAGATAGACTACCTCTGACTCTTAAATCTGTTTGAACATAAGCTCCAGCACTAGAGACAACATAAAAATAATTTTTATCTACTGCGACAACACCATCGTTCCTTACATAGAACATTTGAGTAGAAGAACTATCTATACATTGGAGTGCATTTGTAGAGTTATCACTTGTGCCTCCTTTGATCCTAACTCTAGAGGTTGATGGATCAGTTGTCCCTATGCCAACACTTCCAGCATTAAAATATGAATCTCCATTGCCAGCTATATAGTTAGTTATGGTCCCACCATTGCCTCTTACTAAAACAAGACCATGACCATTACTATCATTGCCAATATTAACAGTTCTTGTTCCAGCAGCATTTTCCGAGCGGAAAGTGTCTCTTGCGTTAGAGGCATTTCTTACAGACATAACTCCTCCAACAGCGTCTGCTGTTACTTCTAGTTTAAAGTCTGGACTAGTTGAGCCTATACCTACGTTACCTAGGTCTAAAACAACTAAAGCATCTGAATTATTACCTACGATAGTTGATGTGCCTTGGCGGTAGATTATATTTGCGCTGTTTGCAGAGTTATTATAAACATCTGCTTGAATCCTAGATGTAACGCTTGATCTAATTACTCCTGCAACATCCAGTTTTTGTAATGGATTAGTGCTACCTATACCAACGCTTCCGTCACTAGCTATGGTTAATTTAGTCCCCCCTGCTGTTCCAAGAGACAAGTTGTTTGTGCTATGACTATATTGGAGAAAACCTCTATAAGCTGCGTCTCCCGCTGTGCCATCAGCAAAATAAAGATAACCTGCATTATTGTCTTGAGAGAAGATTGTTATACCTTCTGCTCCCGCGCCATCTCCAACAACCAGTCTATTAGCATTAGAATGAAAACTACTCGGATTAGTTACTCCTATACCTACATTACCATCAGAAGCTACCCGCACATGTTCACTACCGTCTACTTCTAAAGTAAGAAAAGAACTTGCTGTCTCATCACTAGAGTCAGCTTGTAGTTTTAATGCACCGTCAGATGCGTCTATATGAGCTAATGGAGTTCCTGCTGCGTTACTATCTCTTAACCTTATTATAGGGCTAACCCCATCTATATGTAGAAGCTCTTGAGGATCAGTTGTTCCGATTCCAACTTTACCACCCGCCGCTATTCTTACTCTTTCAGTATTACTAGTGTCAAAACGAAGATATCCGTTTTCTCTATTAACTATTCCAGCATTGGTGTCTGAAATAAAAATTTCTAACCCGTTATCAGCAGCATAAGTAGTTGTGCTATTAGCTAATTGAATTAAAGCATTAGTTGAACTACTAGCGACACTTAAATTACGAGCAGGATTAGTTGTCCCTATACCGACATTACCACCATTTAAGTAAGAAATTCCATTATCAGATAACTGAACATTACTACTTGTTGTTATTAACTTTCTAGAGCGTAGTTTTCCATCTTCGTTTGTGACAGTATCTACAACATTTTCGCTTGATGTAGAGGTAGCGAGAGAAGACGGCAAAGATACTGGATCTGTTGTGCTTCTAGCAGTTACATTAACAACAACTGATGGTCCTGATGCCCAATAAAGTTGTATTTCGACCTGACCATCTTGCCTTACTCTTACTCCTTTTATATTTGCATACCCAGTATTGTTGCTATCAATGCTGCTCAATAAAGTAATGCTATGTTCTTGAGAAGGTGCGTAACCCTTTGCAACAATAAAGCTCATATTAGAGTGATAAGCTGTTATCACCTGAAATAGAACTGGTCCTGTTTGATGCTCATTAATACTTCCTATCGGGAACCAATCATTTGCGCTACCAGATAAAGAAGTATATTTTTTTGATCGAATTTGATCAGATGATATAAGTCCATCTACATCAAGCGTTGTAGCAGGACCAGTTGTTCCTATCCCGACATTACCACCGTCTAAATAACTATCTCCGTTAGAATCAAGTAAAACTTTTGTTACTCCTCCAGCATTGTTTGCATAGAATCTACCAGCATTACTAGAATTAGTCATCCCAGCAACTTGAACATATGAAGTATTATAGGCAACTATTGTGCCTTTTACAGAAAGTGCTTGATGCGGGCTAGTTGTTCCTATTCCAACTTTACCTGCAATGGGTGCTATAACGATGTCTTTCCAACCTGCTCCAAAATCAGAAGCCGAAATACTTCCTACATCCCAAGTAGGCTCATAACCTATTCTTATTGCTTTTGTCGCATCTCCTGAATCTGATACTGTTAAAGTGGTAGGAACAGATGGACTCTCTACAAGCGCCCTGCCATTTACCTGAAGCATTCCAAGAACACTAGTTGTCCCGATACCAACCCTTGATGAGCTATCTATTCTAACTGCTTCAGTTCCGTCAGTGTAAAAACGAATAGCACTTGCGCTATTTTGCAGGTAAATAGCCTCTTTTGAAAATGCTGATGCATTTGTTATTGATCCTCCATTTGTGTCTCCTTGAATTAAGAGACCAGCGTGAGAACTGTCTGAATCCTTAAATCTTGCTAAAGCGCCACCATTGGAATCGACGACATCAAATTTGTAAGCTGGAGAAGTAGATCCTATACCGACAGCATTAGTCGTGCTGGACCCCCTATCAGTGACACTCTGTAAAGTATCACCCTCTGTTGAGCTACTTCCAGTAACAATAGGGTTACCTCCAATAGTAAAAGATCCTGTTCCTAGGTCAAAATTACCAGATAAATAAATTTTACTACTAGAAGGATCTAATAAAAGAGAAGCGGCTCCTGTCGTTCCGCTTCTAAAGTTCAATCCAGAGGCGGTTAGGTAACTATTTACTGTGGTTATTGCCATTTTAATCTATTTTTAATTACACCAAGGTTACATCTTTCTAACCATTGCTTTTATATTATACGACTCTCCATCACCGCTTTCCATCGCTTGCGCGATAATAGTGCCTATATTCTGTTCTTTCATGGATTGTCCATGACCCTGCTTGTTTGAAGTAACTATGTAATCACCAACTTTAATTGGTCCTGTTACAAGAACAGGCTCTGCTCCAAGCACTACAGGTGAATCAAAGTCTTTCTTTGTAACACCAAAAACTAAAGTATCGTTTTCTTTCTCGCATGGCTTAAGTCCACCATCTTCGTCCATTACAAGGACTGTGCCATCGGTATAGAATTTTAGTTTGCTAGAGGATGCGTTCTCCTCCAAGTAAGCTCCACCGACATAGTATGTGGATCTTGTTGTTCCATTTACATCGAGTTCATAGCTTGGAGAAGAGCTTCCTATGCCAACTTTTCCATCGCCTTGCACTTTAAAATAACTTGTTCCCGCCAAGCTTTGAGCCTCAAAGGTAACGTCCGAAGCGTTTGAACCACCATCTACCTTTAATCCAAAGTTAGCTCCAGCAGTAGCTTCTGTATTAGTTATTCTAGAAACATAGTCTCCATCTTTTTGAGCTTTAACGTGAAGCGTATGAGTAGGAACAGTCGTTCCTATACCCACATCACCGTCATTCTCAATTCGCATACGCTCTGTGTATGCGCCATTTCCAGCCGCGAAAGAAATGTAACCTGCTGCATGTTTTGTCCCCATATTGATGGAGGCATCAGAGCCATTATACATTCTTAAGAATGTAAGTTCAGATTCTCCATTAGCATAATATTGACCAACAATCTTGGCATTAGCGTCCATATCAAGAAGGCTAGAAGAGCCTTCTACTCTAACATCGCCATTTACTTGTAATTTAGCTGATGGACTAGTTTGACCTATACCTACGTTACCCGACTCAAGAATTGTTAATCTTTCGGTGAGACCACCACCCCCATTAACTCTTGTCGATAGAGCCAAGCCCGCTCCATAATGCCCAGCGGTAGCGTTCGTTTTCTTTGCTTCTATACTTCCGAATACTGTTCTAGTAGTGCCTTGATATACCCCCTCAAAATCAATCTCTCCACCAACACCCGCTGCTACTGAAGTTGTGTCACCAATAGTTACCACTCCATCAGCACCTTTCGGGCCAACGACCTCAAGCTTTGTCGATGGATTACTAACTCCTATACCAACATTACCAGTCTCATCAAAGTAAATACAAGCAGACTCTAAAAGACTAGCATTTGGTCTAAATTGTAACTTATCATCACTCCTTGCTTGCAACCAATATCTATTACCACCATCACTAAATCTTAAGTAAGCTCCATAAGAAGCATGTGATTGAACAGTTAAAGATGAATGATTGTCAGTGCTTCTTAAACGAGCGCCATTATCTCCTGCAAATACAGTATCTAATACGAAAGATGGAGAAGCGCTTCCTATACCAACTCTGCCATCAGTATCTACTGTTACTTGAGCAGTTCCATCTTTAGCAATTTGAAAATCATTTTCTCCTGCGCCAGCAAATGTTCTATTTAATATAAACTTATGGTCTCCATCAGAATCACTGTCTTGATCTGCGGTGATAGTGCAATCATTGTCAACTACATGGAATTGAATGTTTTGATTTATGTCTCTACCAAGAATAAGTCTGGGGTTAAGAGTTTGAGTAGAGTTTAATATCCGAACACTGTCAAAATCACCCGTTCCTACTACATCTAGCTCTACAGCAGGACTGTTTGATCCAATACCGACATTGCCAGCGTTAGTAATGGTGAATAACTCTGTTCCTCCATCACTATTTAAGAAACGAGTTCTATTAGAACCGCCCCTAAATTCTAATTGGTCGCTAATTGCTGATGCTCTAAATAAATCTGCGCGAACTGTTGATAAGTCGAAGTTAACAATATCCGAATTAGTAACCTTTATCGCCTCAGAGCCGTTACCTGCAATGGTTAAGCGACCACTCTGTAAATGGAGTTTTGTGTCAGGATCAGTCGTTCCAATTCCAACATTACCTTCTGCTGTAAATCTTACTACTTCAGTTGCAGCAGAAACTCCGCTTGTGGTGATTCTTACATAATCACCTCCTATTTTTAATGGGTGCGGGGTAGAGGTATCTCCATCAGAGGCTAATATCCTACCCTCATTCCCAACAGAGGGAGTTATAGTTATAGCGTCATTGTTTGCTGGATATCTGATTTTTAAAGAACCATTCTCTATCTTTGCGGCAGTTCCTCCATCGCCATTAACATGAAGGGCTGCTGTAGGAGCGGTTATTCCTACACCTACTCTATTATTACCTCTGTTTATGACTAAAGCATCTGAACCTAATGCTGTATTCCTAATACGGAACATGTCATTATTAGCTCCACCAGCATATTGGTTTTCAATCTCCCAAGTAGTGTATGTTCCTGCTAGTTTAAGGTGTGGACCAGCACTCCCAGCCCCAGTTACGAGAATGTTTCCTGAGACCGCAAGTTTTTCAGATGGATCAGTTGTTCCAATACCAACATTTCCACCTTTTGTAAATCTTACTTTTTCAGAACCTTCAAAAAAGAAACCTAAATCACTATCATTTGATGCTTGTCTAATCCCAGCTATATGAATATCTGCATCATAATTACGCAGTTGAATCATCGCCATCGTATTAGTAGTCTCGCTTGTATTCTCTATGAGAATACCTTCACTACCCCAATCTCCACCGCTACCTCCAGCAAAACCTGTGTCGGTGTTAACGAATTCTAAATGAAGCTTTTGCGCTGGATTAGTTGTTCCTATACCAACTCTTTGTGAACTATCTATAGTTATTGTTCTAGTTGACTCCCTATATATGCCTATTGCATCATTATAAACATTATTTGTGATTCCACCGATGCGAACTTCATTGGGTGTATCAGCAAAACTAAAATGAGCGCCATATGCTGCATTTGAAGGATCGTTTATTCTTAAGCCTCCTGTGCTACCAACGGCATTGCCACCTATAGTAAGGTCATATACAGGATCAGTTGTTCCTATACCTAAACCAATAGAATTCAATCTAGCTTTAGTTCCACCACCATTAAATTCTAAATAATTATTAGTTGACCAAGAAAGTTTTGAGTTACCACCACCACCAAACTGGATGTTAGTAGAGGATAGCACCATCGCAGAGGATGCACTATCAACTGCGAATCTCATCTGAGATAAAGGGTCGCAATATATTCCATTGTTTGATCCAGCGAATTGAATCGCCATGTCAGAGCTACTGCCTCCATCTAATATTATATCCTCACCAGATATGCCTCCTACGACTTGAAGTGGTTTGCTAGGATCAGTTGTTCCTATGCCGACATTGCCAGCATTTGTGATAGTCATTCTGGTGCCTGTCGTGCCACCATTACAAGTATCAAAGAAAATATCACTGCTATTATTATTACCACCATAAATATGAGTATCAGTGGTGCTACTCATACCTATGATGTCAACTGGAATAGAACCGCCATAATACCCCTTCAATGTTTTACCCTGCGGGATTAAAATGTTGCCGTCAACGTGTAGTAGTTCAGCAGGTCCAGTTGTTCCAATGCCAACTCTACTAGTAGAACCTTGAACGAAAACAATATTACTATTGTTTACGCTCATGCTAACATTCTGACCTGCTTTAGCATTAATAGCTGAAGATCCAGCAGGGCTTTGCTTTAAAGCATAACTTGTTGAAGTAGCATTATCATAATGAGATAAATATAAATAGTCGGTTACATGAGATCCAAATCTTGCCCTGCCCAAGAAAACATTTTGGTCGGTATCAGCTTTAACATCTAGCAATCCTTGAGGAGTTATCGATCCTATACCAACATCGCCATCAGGTTTTATAGCCACTCTAGCCTCACCACTTGTGGCTAAATAAACACTTCCAAGAGCTTGTCTGTTAGTAACATAAGCATCATGACCATTGTTTCCAATAGTCATACCCACGTTGCTCATAGTTCCATAGCTTGTCGTGCTATTCTGGAATTGAAGATAAGCTACTGTCCCCGTGCTTCTTAAATGTGCTAGAGCGTATCCACCGCTAATGGTTAAAGCTCCATACTCAGGATCATTACCATTATTTTCTATAATAATATTATTAGTTGTAATATTACCCTCATCAGTAACAGTCTGCAATGTATCTGACTCAAAAGCAGAAGTTCCAGTAACAACAGGATTACCATTTACAGTAATACCATTTGTAAAGTTTCCACTATTTCCATAAATAACATCGTATTTATTGGATGATTTTCCGAGATCTGCTCCTCCATTTGTTACAGGATAAAGAGTAGAATAATGGCGACCATCATAATATTTATCAATATAATATTGACCACCGTAAGATAAGTCATTGCCAAGATCGTAATCAGCGGCATAAAGATTGTTTATTCTGAAATAGCTTCCCGCTTTAGCAAAACTATATCTTAATCCAGTGGTGGCATTTGCACCTCCTGCATTACTTGCGATTCTTGCTATAAGTGCAGTTTTAGTATTCTCAGTTGTATCAAGAATGGTTTGCCATGCACCCGTTCTCAATGCCTCTATTTTGACATGAGTGGCTCTAAATGGATTAGAGCCAAATATTATAGCCGCTTGTGCGCTGTAGTTTAAAGATTTAACACCGTTGAAGTATAATTCAATAACACCAGTGCTTGCTACGCCAGTTGTTATGTCTCCATCAGGACCAGAATCAGTATACCAACTTCCTATAGTATGGTTATTAGCTTGGAAGGCTCTATCAAAATCTCCAGTGCCAGCTTCATTACTATATGTATATGATCCTGCACTTCCTCCTCTTGTTTTATATAAACCAGAGGTTGCTATTGTTACACCAGCCCACTTTGTGAAACCAGCAAGGTCGTTCATTAATAACGCATTCTGGAATCCGTAATCTTCTGTAGATGTGCTTGCAAAAAACCCATCTATTGTTGTGCATGGACCAGTTCCAAATTGAGTTCCTAATAATCCTGATTGTGTTCTTATGATTCCGTTGACATCTAGAGGATAAGAAGGAGTAGAATCTCTAATACCAACACTATTAGCAGAAGCATCTACAAATAAAGTATCTGTATCAACATAGAAATCACTACTGGAATTAAACCCTCCGAGAGTAGAATTATTTTTTCTGAAAAATAGTTGGTTACCATTATCACAATTTAAATATGTATCACCACCCGCACTCTGCAATAAAGCATAACTAGCTGAAGAGGCATTATCAATATGAGCAAATCCAGCATAATCACCACCGATCATAAAGCCAACATGAGCTTTACCAATAACAGCAGAAACATCTGTATCTGGTGCAACCTCTAATTTTTCTGTTGGATTAGTTGTTCCTATTCCGACATTGCCAGCATTTGTTATACTAAAAGATTTACCTCCACCCGCAGTTGCTGTTTGAAATACATAATGACTAGCACTAGAACCAGCATTTTCAATAGCAAGCCCCGCATTTATATTGGAAAAAGTTTGTGTGCTATTACCTCCATATATATGAACCAGACTTTCTGGAACAGTTGTTCCTATGCCTACTTTACCATCACCACTAATACTAATTCTTTCACTACCGCCAGCATGTAACTGCAACCTAGATGGAACTCCATCAGTTCCCACTTGGTATTCATTTCCTGCGATTCTGTAAAATTTACCAGCAGAAATTTTAATATTTCCGTCTACCTCTAACTTTGTATCTGGATCAGTTACTCCTATACCGACCTGACCCGCAGTATCGATACGCATAAACTCCGTATCGGTGCTTCCAGCCGTTCCAAGGAATATAAACCCTCCGTTAGCAGCATTAGCTCTAGAGTAGAGATAAGTATATACTCCAGCTTTTTCTATGTCAGTATAATGATCTGTTAAATCAGAATCTTTTAATCTTAAAGTAGGAACTGATGAAGCTATCTCTAGTTCTGCACTAGGGTCATCTGTTCCTATTCCAACATTGCCATCATGATCTATACGCATCCTTTCGGTTGCGGCAGGATAATCGCTTCCTGTTATTTCATTTGTTGGTGAAGTGTGAAAGGTAAGCTCTGCATCATATCCTCCAGTTCTCTGGGCAAATATAGCAGATCTAGGATAACCTACTGTTGAATTTATAAACTCTATGCCACAATATGAGCCATCTGAATTGTTTGGGTTATCAATTGTTAGTATTGCACCTTCAGTAGTCCCAGCTCTACTAACATGTAAACTTGTTCTAGGATTAACTGTCCCTACTCCTACATTGTCACCATTAGAAGCATTTAAAGCTAACTTACCATCATGCTGTAATGTTATTTCTGCTCCTCCATTACCATCATAGGTTATAAAGAAATCACTATCTGTAGAGTCATCTGCAAAATATTGACGAACGGTTTCTGTAGGGTTTGTGAAGATTAATCCTAAACTATTTCCAGTAGCATTACCTACATGAAGTCTAGATTGTGGACTAACTGTTCCTATACCAAATCTTTGATTTTCGGAATCAAACCTCGCCATTTCCACATCAGCTTCTCCTGCTTGGAAAATGATGTCATCTTCATCTCTATTTGATTGTAAATAAAGATGATTAACTCTAGGTGTGATTATGCTTTTAGCTGAAGTTCCACTTACATAAATTGTTCCTCCATTTGTATTCCCAAGGGTCAAACTACCAGCGCCATTTGCTCTTACTTGTCCATTATTTTGAACAAGAAGATCGGCAACTGTTATATCATTAGTTGTAGTCGCACCTCTATCAGTAACAGTCTGTAAGGTGTCTGACTCTGTTCCTGCCACATCTCCAGAAAGAAGATAACCTGTCCCCCCCAATGTGAGTCTTCCTCCAAATCCTGTTCCACCTGCATCTCCAGAGATTTCCAGAGTATGTTTGCCAGCAACATTCCCTGATATAATAGTAGTGCCTCCCAAGAACGCAGATTCCTCGCAATCTAATCCGTAGCGTGGTCCCGTATGAGGAGAACCTGCTGGTCCTATAGCAAGACCAACGTCAATCATGCCGAATGAACCAGATAGAGTATTTACTTTTATGTTGTTTGTTGTTGTGTTTCCTCTATCAGTAACACTATCTAATGTATCTCCCTCTGGTGTTTCACCAGTGAGAACAGCATTGCCGTTTATGTAAAGTCCACTATCAGTTGTAACATAAACGCCGCTTTTAAAATCTAAAAGCATTGTATTTGCTCCACTAGACAAGGCAGGAGTTGCAATAGAATCACTAAATACAAAAGCTCCTTGATGACCCTGTTGGACTTTTGAATAATTACCCGCAGTTACTGCGTCATTTGCTTTAATTTCTTGATGAGCGCCACCTAAAGTTGTTGATCTACTGCCAATAACTGTATTGTTATTTCCTCCTGCAATAGTGTTTTGTGCGCCACTAATAGTATTAGAAACACCAGCGCCTATAAAATTATATCCTCCATCAGTTAGTTGATATTTAATTTCATTACTTTGTCCTCCAACAATAGAAGAGTATTTATTGTGAACTTTATTATTGTTACCACCCCCTATGCTTCCTCCAGCCTCTCCAGTAATCTCATTACCTTGTCCTCCAGCTATAGTAGAAGTAGGAGAACCACTAATTAAATTATCAAAACCTCCCCCAATAACAGCAAAGTTACTTCCGCTAATATCATTGTTTCTTCCTCCAACACTTACAGAGAATTCACTAGATGCAATGTCAATCCCAGAGCCTCCTCCAATAAAGTTGGTGCTACCCCCTGTGACCATATTTTCAATTCCAGCAACAATTACATTGTAGTTACCGCTAATATAGTTGCCTGAACCACCTATTATAACTGAACCTGTAGCTGGTGAATTATAAATAGTAGGTGTTGTGTCCTCTGGATATTCTCCTGCTCCAATTGTAATTGAAGAATTCGGTGCTATTTGAACAGTATCTGAATGATCAAATTTAATTTGTGTTATACCTGCCCCAAGCTTTAAAGCAGTTTCAGATCCGTCATATCTAATATCACTTTGTGTTCCGTTTCCTAGATACAGTTTGCCGTCAGCAGGAGTGCTTCCATCCTTGATTCTTACATCACCACAAATAAAAAGTTTTTCTGTAAAGCCGCCTAATGAATTTGTCCCAAGACCGACTTGGCCTTTTACATATGCGCCGTTTGTGGGAGGGGTTGTTGATCTATATGTAGCGTCACCTATTGATAGTGAATCTGCTCCCATAGAATTAGAGGTCGTAGACCCTTCATCTGTTACCTCTTGTAAATTTGGTGTGGAGTGAGACGGCTCAGTATGAGTTATTAATACAGTATCATTAGTGCTTCCAACTGAAGTGTATCCAATGCTGAGATTTGAGCCAGCAACAGCAATTCCTCTAAACTTAAATGGTCTAATAGAATTATCTACATAGACTTTTGTTCCCCCTCCCCCTTCAACATTTATGGAATGACCGCCGCTAATTAAAACCCTGTCAGCGCTAGTGGGATCAATGAAGATATCAGTGTTATTTTGACCATTATCTGGTTGTTCTGCATTGCCAGTTAATGTTCTAAATTCAAATGGAGCAGATGAACCATCTTCGTAAATTTCTGCTGCACTACCTATATTCGCACAACTAGCTCCAACTGCGGTCTCTCCACTACCGCTAATTAGAATGTATTTATCAGTTTCTGTAACAGTAATATCTCCAGTTCCTTGAATAGCTCTTACTCTAACTGGATTTGATTGCGATTCTTTTCCTCCACTAACAAGGATGTGAGCGCTATTTGTAGCTGCCTCATCTCCATTTTCATCTACTCCAACAAGACCTAATTGTTTAAATTGCCTATCCGAAAGATTAATATTGTCTCTTAAGGTAAGTTCATCAACAACACCTTCGACAAAAGAAAGAACGGGAAAGTAACCAGTAAACGGTTCTGTATCATTTTGATTTTCTAATTGTTCAAAAATGATTTCTGGAAATTGTGTCTCAGGTTGCTCTTCAGCAGCATCAAATCCTGTAAAATCAGCACGGGTGATTAAGAAATTCTCTCTATCAATTACAACTTCAACATAATATTTTTTACTTACATCAAGGGGCAAGTTGTGAACTTGCTGCATTTGACCGATTACAGCAGCAGATCTATCTAATTGAGAATGAGAAACCCTGTTAAAAATATAACCCTGATTAAAAGTAACATCAAAACTTTCAGGGCTATCGTTACCACCATAAACTATTTCAACTTGTGGTTGAAACGGTGTTACGTTATCTAATTCAACACCGATACCATTAACTGGAGTATTAGAGAAGTAGTCGTGTCCTTCTTCAGCCATGTGCAAGCCCCTCGTTAAACGCAGAAGGCTCAGTGAAATCAGATTCTATCTTTTGAATCTCTCCTTCTTCGTCAAAATAATATAAACGATCAAACCAGTTAAATTTCTTAAGGTTGACTTGTTTAATCTCTTTCTCTACATCATTGCCATGAAGGGGCGAGTAAAAATATTTCGTCCCTCCACGTTTTAGAGAACCATCAGGCCAGAGGAATTGTTTTTCAGCAAAAAAACAATCCGTCAAAGCGGCATTACGCCAAACTTCAATATATGCAAAATCATTATCAAAGTCGTGCCGCTTTGTTTCTAGTTTGATTACGTTTTTGACGATAGTTTTCACTTTAATAATGATATAAAATAGTTACACCTATTTCAATTATTTGTTCCCTATCGAAAATCTGTTACAATATTGATACATAGTTTTTTTTACCAAACTTGAACATAACTGTAAGACAGTGTATAATGGTAATAGATGAAGATTATCCAAGAACCCGAGTGAGCGAGCGACCAAGAACAAAAAAAGAAGCGAAAGACTTTAACGGTATAAAGCCTCCTTGGGACGATATACCTATAAAAATCCTAGTGGTTATGATTCTAGGACTAATTTACCTTGCGTTTAGGTAATTTAAATTAATTTTTAATCAGATTGATCGGAGCCTTTTGCTCTTTCCATCTGCTCTGATGTGGGTGCGCCTTTATCACCCTTTTTCCTCATTTTCTCACCAGAACCTCTTTTAATTCTTTCTTTTTTCTTTCTGATGTTTTCCCAGAGACTACTATCTGACTTCTCTTTCTCTTTGAGAATTTCTTTATGGCGCTTCATGAAAGCCTCATGATTGGGGCCAGCCATATAAAGAGTCTTTCCGTCCTCTGTCTTATGGGTGTGGATTCCCTTTAAACCCATCTTTTCAGCATCTTTCATGGCTTTTTCTTTACTATCGAAGTAGTGCTTATTTACATCAGGAGATCCATATGATTTTTTCTTATCGTGATGGCTAGCCTTACTGCTATTTCCTTTTTGTTTTTTTAGAATCTCTTTTTGTAGCCAAGTAGGAAGTTTTTTCTGTTTTTCTGTTAAGCCAGCTTCATTCTCTTCCATTAAAGTTGCTCTATCCTTCTTATATTGAACAGCACAAGCAGACATTGTTTGGTCCATGTCCATGTCTTTAGTGTTTGTCATTTCCGCATCATTCCTCATGCAATGACTCATGTAAGACTTAAACATGGGTTTTTCTTTGTCCTCCATCTCCATGCCGTATACTTTCTTTCCCTTATATGCAGCTTTAGCAATGTCTTGATCCGCTTTTCTATAAGATTCTTTTACCTTGCCTCCTCTCATCATCTTTAGAAATGTATTTACTCTAGCCATAGCCCATCCATGACGAGACATATTAGGGCGGTGAGATGTGCTAAAAGCGCCAGCACCGCGCCTGTAAACTCTCTTAAGTTGCCCCAAGGTGACTTTTTTAGAATACTTTGCGTTATGAGTTTTAACCTTTTCTTTTAAGGTATTTGTCGTCTTTTCGCTAAAAGTAATCTTTCCTCCTCCTTTTTTAGCGCTTCCTTTCTTATTTCTTTTAGAGCCTCTTTTTCTTTCACTAGGCTCTGCTGGCGTTTGTGCGCCACTCTTTGGCCCTCTACGCTTTGCAGCCTCAGACTCTTCAGTAATTTCATCAACATATGCTAATGAAGGACAAATAGCCAAAAGATCTGATTCGTTATATAAAGATTCTCCATCCCACTCCTCTTCAACAGACCCTTTGGTCACATTTGTGACGCTTTTCTTGCTCCACATTCTACATGACCAGTATTTAGGAGTTGTTTTATCTTTTGCCATATCACAGTTATGCCTAGCCCTAAATGCCTTTCTTCTTTTGGGATCATCCCTCTTGATCTCCATGTTTGGATCACCAAAGTTGACCTTAACAACATTTCCTTTTTTGTTTTTTACATAAACAGAAAACTTCTTTGGGCCTTTAGGTGTCCTAAATGGCTTATTTAAAGTCTTATTTTCGTTTGCTGCCTCAGTGAAGAACAAAGATGTGTCATCCCCGTCTTCAAAAACAACAGATGCCTTTGATTCAGCCTCTTTAAAAATATTCATACAAACAGCTACTCGCTGCTTGTTATCGTTAAATTCATCTTTTTCGGTTAGGTCTGAAACGCAGCGACCCATGAAATCACCACGCTTTTCGTTGCTTCTAGGAGTTGGTAATGGCATATTTTTCTTTACACTATAAAAGTTCCATAGGGGAACGATATTCTTCATATGGGAGGAACCAATGTTCGCAGGTATTTAGTATATCATACAGTAAAACAGTGGTCATTAAATCCTCTCTACCCTTCCTAGTATATCCTTTATACAGGGAATCTTTGAAATTTGAAACCTTTTTGGTCCAGTCACAAGTGTGGGCGAGGTCAAATAAATCGTCATTTTTAACACATAAGAAGAAAGCCCCATAGTCGAATGCTATCCATGCTGGCTTTTGTTCGCCATTGCACCAACCCATTTTCCCTTGCACGTTCTTTATTTCTAAAACTACCTTGCCTTCCTTTTGTGTTTGTTTTAGCCCTTTTACGTCAAATCCCACCCCATCAACTACAAAATCAGTATGATTTTTTATATCATCCTGCTGGCTTGTTTTCTTTATTTGTTTTCCTGCCGCTCTACAAGAATCATAAAACCTTTGTTGCCCGTCATTGCCGACATTGATTGATTTATTTATATGTCCTATCGAGGACATGCTTTTAGCTTTATTTGATATCATAAAGTAATTGTTTCTGTTTCTCCTGTTTTTGTATCAACCATAAAAAAATCGTCTACATTGTGCGCTCGATCATCAATCCAGTAGTCATATGACGGTTTGCCTAATCTTAAATCTGTTCTTTTAACACCCCACTCATCAAGTTGTTTTCTGGTAAGTTCTGAATAATCTACTCCAGAATAACTACCTCTTGCTGTCCAATATATAATAGTGTGTCCAGCCTCGTAAAGCTTATTGAAGAATTCTATTCTTGCTTTTATAGGTCTAGCCTCATCATACGGAGCGGTCCTATTATCATGAGTGCAAATTGTTCCGTCAATATCTACAATGTAAGTTTTCATTTCAATTTATTTATAATATCTGTAGTGCTAATATTTTCCACAAACGGGATCACTTTTAATATAGCTGGGCCTTTGGCCCTCATTTCTGATTTGTTTAAAGAGTCCTCATCATAGTCTCCCCCCTTGCACCAAAAATCTGGTTGCAATTCTTTTAAGTGTTTAGAGACTGTTTTGGTATTAAAGATAAAAACATAATCTACAGCCTCATGGCAAGCAATGGTGTAAGCTCTCTGCTTTGCAGGTATTATAGGTCTATTATCGCCTTTTAAAGATTTAACGCTTGAATCGCTGTTAACACCAACAACTAATTTCGAGTTTAAGCTACAGGCATTTTTCATCCCGTATAATAAACTGGCATGTCCAGCATGAAATAAATCAAAACAACCGTTGGCAAAAATAAAGAATTTTTTTATTCCGCATTTTTCTAATTCTCTAGCGAACCGCCTCTCTCTTTTAATTTCTTCAAAAGAAACTATTTTTTTATGTTTCATATGGTAGCAACCCCTTTCTTTCTAATAACTTTCTGGCAGCAATCTTGAGCAAATAAAATTGCCGTCTCTATATTTTTTGTAGCAGTGTAAGAATAAGCTAACGCTGCTAGAAATGTGTCTCCTGCCCCAGAAACATCTCTGACTTCAGAAGGATTTACTATTTTATAATCTTTATAATTATACCAACAGCCCTTTGCTGCTTTTGTTACAATAATATTGTCTGCTCGGTGCTTCCATTCATTTTCCAAAAATTCTTTTTCATTTACCTTAATAAATGTGAAGTGATCTGCCCAATCAATATTAAAATTCTTTTTAGTATCTAAAAAGGAAAGGTTGCTTCTTGTGGCTATCTCCCTTAAATTATTTGCTGTCAAAAATCCCTTGTCGTAATCTGAAACGACTACAGCGTCATATTCCTCTATATTGTCTGGTAGATTGCCACAATGAGGATAAGTATCTGTATCTACCCTTAAAAACATTTGGTTTGATTGAGAATCAATATATCTTGTCTTATGACCCTCTACCTCATTGGTAAACAAGTCTATTGAGTTCCTATATGGGATATTTTTAAGACTATCCTCATCAATCGCTAGCATATTTTGATATACATTACTAGCCATGCCTAAATTTTCTACTCCGTCATCTGGAACAAAAACTGGGACAGGAGCTTCGGGGCAAAGTCTATTTGCTTTTCCATAACAAAATCTATCGCTACAACTTTCTCCAATAACTAGAAACTTCATTTTTGAGAAGCCCCCTTTTCTATCCTGTAAGAGTCTTCATTGAAGTGTTGTGTGCTTACTTCAAAAACACTAGAATTTTCTAAAGCTGTTAGTTTGTGAGGAATGCACGGCTTTAGGTGAACAACATCTCCCTCTTGTAAAATTTTTTCTTTTTTTTCAGCCTTTTCTAAATCAAAAAACTCTAACTTTAATTTACCTTTTGTTACGCACCAAGTCTCTTCTTTTTTGATATGATAGTGCATAGAAAAAGAAGACCCCTCGTTAAAGCGAAGGATCTTCCCGCAATATTTTTCGTTATTAGCTATCCAAAGCTCATCGCCCCAACCTTTTGGGTGAGCTTCTAGTTTGGAAAAAATAGGCTCAATACTCATTAAGAGTATTATAACCTATTGAAATAATTATTCAAGGAATAATTAATCTTCCGCTTTATCTTTTGCTTTGCCAATGTTCAAAGCAGCCCAGTCGATTAGACCGTAAACTTTTGCCCAAACAGACCCTTTTTTGGGAGTTGGGGTCGCTGCGGTAATGGCTGAAGCAAGAGCGATTGCGGCAGTTACTACGCCGAACCAAGGATTGTCTTCAATTAATTTAATAATAATGTCCATAATATATTATATGTGTTCTCTATATATTACACAATGGAAAATTTGCGGGGAATTATTGGTTTACCAAACCCTTTGGCTTTTGCTTATCTTTTAAAAAAGCTCTTTCTTTACCTATTTTTGTAACCTCTTTTGGGTCTTGAGGGCGACCAACAAACAAAGCTTTATTTCTCTCTGTAGCCTCTCCGCTTTTTAAGTAGCTAAAAGTAATAGCCTTTCTTTCTGATTTTACGGTTGGAACACCATGATAAGAAGTGTCAGAATTTACAAAAATGACTAACCTATTATTAAGAGGTTCTAATTCATGTTTAGCTTCTTTCATTGAATCATCCCAAATTTCTAAACATCCTTGGTCTCTCTCTTTGCAATAGTCTTTTTTATTAAAATAAAATAGCAAAGTTAACTCTTTTCTTAAATTGTTTTCTGGGTGCTTCCGAGCATCACTATGTATCAATTGATACGACTCAGGAAGCATTGTTCTCATGCCAGACCACCTCATGCTTTTGTCTGCCTCAATATCTTCTATTCCAGTGATATCTTTTATCTTGTTTAAAAATTTGTCATTGTGAAAAAAGCTTACTAAATCTCCAATATTTTTAGGCATTTTCTCTAAATCACTAATAGCTAGCATTCTCTGTTCTAAAATATTTTTCTTTCCGTTAACTTCTTTATAGCCAGAGTGCCAGAGTGGAGAATCTTTATCGGGCCAATCTTTTTTAATTTGATCTACTAAATTTTCATCTAATAAATCATCAACAACCCAAACAGGATATGGATCTTTAATAAAGCTTACTTTATAGTTTGTATTTATCTTCATGCTCTAAAGATTTATTGAAATGGGAGCGATCTCCTCTAGTTCTTCGCAAATCCTGTCGATTTCTGCCTTGTCCATTTTTCTAGCCCTATTTCTTAATTTAGAAACTTCCCATTCAAATTTACAAAACTTCTCATCTTGATCGATATTGCATCTTTCTTTGCTATCAAAAATAAAAGTATCAAAAACCTCATACCGAATAGGGTCAATGCATTTTTCAATAGGATCAAATGTAGAATTTCCTACGACATAATCAAAGATGTCATACCTGCTAACCTTGATTTTAGTTTTTTCCATCTAACTATTATAAATGGAAAAATAAAGAATTCTACACAATTCTTATTCTGCTTCTTATTTTTGAAACGTGTCTTTTCTTTTCTAAAACAGAGCCTCCTTCTCTGCTCCCCGCTCCGTTTGTATTACCCTCAATGGTAACTACATAACCCTTTGAGTCTACGTCTTTTACAGCTAGCCCTATGTGAGAGAAAGTAAACACAACAATGTCTCCAGCTTTTATATCTTCGTTTGTGGGCTTGCGTAAATCTATACCGCTCGCTCCTTGTTGCTTCGCCCAATTCTCAAAATCCCAAGCTCCAGCCGTTCTAGGTCTCTTAAATGATACATCTTCACCATCTATAGCCTCTCTTACTAACCAGCAAATAAAAGCAGCGCACCAAGGCCAGCCTTTATCTGCGTCGAGCCATGTAGCAGCTTTATATTCATCAACTCTAGGGCCGCAGTTGCTTCCGTCAACCTCAGAAACGCCAATCTCTTCACGAGCTAATTTAACCATTTTATCTGGAATGCTACCAGTTATTGTAGTTGTTTCTTTTGTAGATAATTTAGCCAAAATAGCATTCCAAGTAACAGGTCCATCAGCCCCGTCAGCAGAAACTTCAAGAAGCCTCTGCACTGCTCTAACTACTTCTTTTTTGCCTTTAAAATTCATTATTCACATCTCCTGCTAAACCCAGCACATATCGACATTACGATTGATAAAACGATAGCTAATATCATAAAGTCGCTATATTTTTTAATTTTAATGTTTAATAATTCAGCTTGCTCTTCATTATAATACATTTTTGTATCCATAATGTTGTTAATAGCATCAATTGTAGGGTCAGTCATTTCATACATTTTAGGAACTGATGACTTAATCATTTCAATATTATTCGTGTTTCCCCATTCAATTAATTGATTAACATAAATATTTATTTTCTTTTCTTGCTCGAAAACAAACTCAGCATACTCTACTTCTTTAGGCGTTATATCTTTTTTATAACCTTCTAAATATTCATCCTTATATACTCTCTCTTCTTCTAAAGTTTCTACCATCTCTGCGGGTGTGATTACCCCATGAGAGGTTTTTACTACTGAATTCACTATAATTACTCCATACCAATCAAAACACATACCTATCTCCATGATTGAAGATTCTGATTGTCGGGCATTTTCTTTTAACGTGTTTTGGATATTTTCAGTGAGAAGCAATCCTTTGGCAGCGAAGGCCAAACAAATAGCGGCTAAACAATAAACTATAAATTTTGGTCTCATTTCTTAATAAATTTTTCTGGATTCTTCTCAAATTTTTGACCCAAACGAACAATTCCTCCTATAAACTCAGGGCTTACTACTCCAATAATTCCGTAAGTGATTGCTTTGGTAAGAGAAGAAACATCAGTTTGTTCTAAAACAAACCAAGCAATACCAGCGGCGATAGCTGCCGTTAAAATTCTTTTAAACTGTTGTTTTAGTGATAAACCATTGTTGCCCGACAAAAGTCTAGCAAACATCGCAGCGGCTCCAATAAGAGGCACTAACCATCCACCACTCAAGAATTCTTTGATTAAAGACTTTTCGGGTTCCATATATCTCTATGTTACACAAAAAAAGCCTCCCGCGAAGGAGGCTTTTTTATTTTATATATAAAACTAATTAAAATTAGAATTTGTAAGACAATCCTGCGCTAACTCCCCAATCGTGGTCTAGCTCATAAAGAGTGCCGTCAGCATCATTATGAAGATAAGAAGCTTTAGCTCCAACAGAAAGGCCATTTCCGATATCATAACCGAGTGCAACACCGATTTCTACAGAGTTGTAATCATTAGCTAAATTAGCAGTTAAAAAAGGAGTTGTTGTAAGATTATCAACAAAAAGCTCTAGATCTTTAGAAACAGTAAGTTCAACGCCGTAAGAAGCGCTAGAACCAAGTTGATGCCAAACGGTAGCGGTAACATCTGCAAGGGCATCACTGTAAGTTAGCCCGAGGCCAAGTTGTTCCCAACCTCCATAAGAAGACTCGATCTTCTTAAAAGAAGCAACTCCTGCGAGATCCTGTCCTAGAATATTTACTGGACGACCCCAAGAGACTGAAATATCAGTATCTGTATTGCCATCTCCTTCTGCTAGACCAATGCCTACAGAAAGATCCCCATCTGCTACAGCAGTGCCAAGAGTAAGAGAATAGTTTGTTGTATCTTCTCTAACTGCAAGACCATTGCTAGTTGATAAATTACTAAAAGAAATACCACCTTCAGCAGAAACATCTGCGATAGTAGTAGCTTTAACTGCGCCAACCATTGCAGCGCCCATCAGTAGTGTCGTAAGAATTAATTTCTTCATAAATTAACTATATATTACAGAATTGTAATTGTCAAGGGAAATATTATTCCTCACCTTCAGGTTCTTCAGGAGCTTCTACAGAGTCTGCAAATTCAGGGGTATTATCAACCACTGGCGGTGGACCTGCTTCTGCTCTAATTTTATTTACTAATACAACGGCTGCTTCAGCAACCCCTAATCCCTGTGACTTGACTGCAATATCAATTAATTGAGCCAAGGCAGAAAGTTCATCATCGGTGAAATCAATAGTTTTCATATATATTTATATTATTCAAAGAATAATATTTATCCACTTTTTTTTTAAGGATTTGGATCATCAGGCGGCCAAATAACAGAATTTTTCAATTTAGATTTTTCTGCGTCCGTAAGAGTGCCTTGATCATCATCTGGTATACATAAAGCCCATTTGCCAGCTTTTGTTATACTTGCTCCCCACCAAAATCTAGTAGTGCCAACGCAACCTCTAGCTTCAGCCTCTTGTGCAGTTCTGTTTAGTGCTTCTGTTTCTGTGTCAAATACTAAATATTTCATATATTAAAACATATTATAATAATTGTTCATTTGTGTTTCTATGCCAGTCCTAGTGCTTAACTGATCTCCTGTATAGATAAGAGTCTCTTGCATTAAACCTTCAAAGTTATGTGTTTCATTATTATTAGAAGCATAGAAACCTAAATTTAATATATTATCGTGAGTTCCTGTGTAAATAGCACTATTCCCTCCGACTACTGAATATAATTTATTGTGGTCTAATAATTGAAATGCGCCACTTCTTGTCAGCTCTGGATCATTTGGATCGTAATCAACTCCATTTACTCGTAATGTTTTATTTACATTGCCTAATGAACCAATAGAAGTCGATGAAGATCCAGAGTCTATTATAATATAATTTGATGTGCCTGAAGAGGTAAACCAAATGTGTCTCTTTCTAAAGTTAGCGTTAGCGTTAGAAGCAGCGTTAGAAACATCAAAGTCGGACACGAAAAAAGCATCTAATTTAGTGCCACTGAATTGGCTACTGATATACATATTCTTACCAACGTCCCACTTGACTCCAGCTTTACCATTTCCTCCTGTAATCATAGCACCGTTTTCAACTACTAAAGGTTGATATGATGCTGTTGTTTGTTGAAAGTTTTTTTGATCTGACCCTACTGCTGATTGATCATACCAAGTTGTGACGAATCCATTGGCCTCGTTAGGTGTTCCAATTGTTTTTGTATATGTTCCTGCGCTTGATCCTTTGACTAGTTGAAACCCAAATACATCAGCAGAAAGAGAGGTTATAGTGCTTGATGTATGCAATCTCACTCTTAACCTTGTATGAGCTTGTGCGAATGTATGTGTCACTGTAAATCTTTGCCACTCATCTGTTGTGTTATTTAATGTGACTTCAGATTGCTCGTAATCACCACCTGCATCTCTTGTCAATTGAAGTTTTACAACTCCTCCTGCAACACTAACATTTTTTACATAAACCGAAGCTGTAAAAACATCTCCTGCTTCTATTGCAGGGGTATTTGTTTCTGTTGTTTCTGTTATAAGTTTATTCCCCGCAGAAGCTGTCACTCTATAAAACCCATCATCATTAAGTGCGTTATCTCCAGCTATTTCTGTAGCCGTAATTCCATCAGCACTCCACTCACTTAAATCTTCAGAAAAAGGCACTAAATTTTGAATTCCAATATAATTACCAAGTATTTCTTGTGGTCTGTCTAGTTTAGTGATAGTAGAGCCGCTTGTTTTAATGTATTTCTCTACAGTTTGCCCGTTACTTAATTGCGCTCCAAAAAAGATAGTGTTATCAAGTCCATTATCTCTATCTGGGAACAACCTCATTGAAAGTTGAGCCGTTGAAGCAGAGGGTGTAAATGAAAAACTTACTCTAGTAAACCCATTAGAAGAAGCTGTATATATTACATTTGAAATAGATGTAGCTGTAGCTGTAGAAAAAGAACCATCGGCTGCAACATCAACTTTAAGTAATCCTCTGTTAGCATAGCCATTTTCATTATCTACAAATTGAACTTGAAAGTTATCTGATGTTCCAGCTTTTACGAAAACGCTTCCATTGTATACTTGATTTGCAACTACAGTCGTTAGTATTTCTCTACGGGCTGTCCCTAGCACCTCCATAATAGTTAAATTAGTTACAGCAAGATTATTTGAACTTGATCGAAGCGCAAAAGCACCAGTAGCGGTTGCGGTAAAAGTGAAACTTTGATTATCTCCTACAGAGGTGAAAGTTCCTGCGTCTGATGGATCGTTTTTGTAAGTTACGCCGTTTGTTGCGTCATAAACATTACAAGTTCCATCATCTAAAGTTTTAACATCTATTATTACTTTATATGTTTTACCTGATTCTAAAGTCCAAGCACCATAAGATAAATTTGTTCCGCTTCCTCCTCCAGTTCTAGTAGCAAGTCCGTTTGTCGTATTTATGGCCCAATTAGTTCCTACTGTCCACCCAGCAGAAGATGAAAAATCAAATTCTACCCTCTCTGATTCAAAAAGAGTAGCGTTTGTGCCACCAAAAGGATCTGATTGACTCGCAGTTAAGGTAGTAGTCACATTACTCCAACTAGAAAAAGTCTCTGACTGAGTTACTAGGTTTTCTCTATAATCAATAATTGGAGAATTTAAAGATAAAACTCCATCGTTATCACCTCTCACATCGACCTCTGTATTATCAGTAGATCTCCTTACCCTCACAATAGGACCACCAAAACCAATATTTCTACAAGAAAAACCACACGCGATTCCACTTGGAAATCTAGCTATTAAAGGATCGCCTTTATATCTAAATCCAGCGTCATAAGGCTCAAGAAAAATTGACTCAGAGCCACTTATATTTAAATCATTTAATTTTCTATTATATTCTCTAAAAGTCCCGTCAGAAAATTCGTGATAATTTGAACCAGTTCCTTTTCTAGCTAAATAATCTCCTGTTAGCTGATTTCTATATTCAACCCAAACACCACTCGACGTAGAAAAATCGGTGTGAATTTGACCTTTGAGTGGACTGCCTTCTTGATATGCCATTACTAGAATCTACACTTAAAAGTGTTTATTTCCCACTAGGAAAATAAAGTTCTCTTTCTAGTTTTCTGAATCTAGCATCAGAATGCCAGATCTCATCATTCTGAGGCGTATAGACTCCTTTATTTGTTTGAATCGGAACTCCCTTCTCTAGATTCAGCGTAGAAGGCTGATAGATATTTAAAACTTGCGTCTTCACGGATGAGTTCGTCGCGCAAGAGGTCAGCACGATCAGGATCACCGCCATCGGCGCGAAGATCTTCGATCTCTTGAATAATTCTTTTCCTAGTTTTTTCATGATTATGCCTTAATTCTATGTAGAAGAGCTTATTTTTTAAAGATAAATATAGCTCAATTGATTTTAAAACACTTTTAATTAAGGTAAGCATCTATATTTTGGTCTACATATTGTTCTACAGTTTGCCACTTATAATCACCCACAACCTCTAATAATTTTGAATTATCTGCTTTTGTAAATTTTTGATATTGACCTTTTAATTCTTTTGGCATTGGGATCTCAGTAATAATTGTATGAGATCTAGATTTTATAATATCTGCAATATCTCTAAATGAAGTAGTTTGTCCTGTCCCAACATTAAATACTCCAGAAGCGTCAGACATTAGCATTCTATAATGCATTTCACATACATCATCTACAGAAACAAAATCTCTTTTATATTTTTCGCTTTTCTCAAAGATTTTTATTTCACCGTTTTTTTGAGCTTGTTTAATAAATTTTGATACAGGACTAGCTTGCTTTCCTTTTTTGTCTTCACCTAATCCATAAACATTGAAATATCTAAAACCTTGATATGGATAGCTCTGATTAAGAAGCCAGCAATCAAACATATACTTGCTAAATCCATATGGGTTCAATGGTTTGCAAAAATTAGATTCATTAAAGTTTCTTGATGCACCGTAAACGGAAGCGCTACTTGCATATTGAAATTTAACTTCTATTTGAGAGCAAGTTTCGTAGAGCTTTTTTGAGTATTCAAAGTTTTCTTCTACTATCTTTTTTACGTTGGTCTCTGTGGTGCTGGAATTTGCACCAAGGTGAATTACAATATCTTGGTTTAAGATGTCTGGTTGTCCAGAATTGCCAAGATTTATGTCAAATCTAGTTACATCATAACCTCTATGTTCTAGGAACGCAGAAAGATTCCCTCCAATGAATCCTCCTGCACCAGTAATTAATACTCTATTCGCTTTCACTGTCTTCTTCTGGATTTTCATCAGAAGCCTCTGAGTCTTTAGGCTTTTGAGGATACTCGCCTTGCAGCAAGCTATCTAGAATATAAGCTTTTATAACTGATTCATCAAAATCAGATTCGCCAATTTCACACAAGATTTTATCAAGATCTTCATCTCCCGTTTCTTTATCTAAATCTGCTTTCGCAAAAAAATCAAAGTTATCAGAGACTGTAAATGATTGAATTAATTCAACAACTAATTCATCATTTTGGAAATACTTGTTAAGAGAGTAAGAGGAATGGCTAAATTTAGCTTCCTCCTCTGGTTCTTCCCCCTCTAAAAGTTCTACATTCCCTTGTTGTTTTTTATATTCTTTTAAAACCCAGATTTTCTTGGTGTAATCTGAGGCATTAGGGAATTTCATGTCAGCATCAAAGGAAATACTTTGATACAACTTATGGTCCAAAAACTTTACTGTGTAAGGCATTTAGAGTGTCTTACACTAATTATGAACTTTTTACCTTTGAATTTTCGGGTTTAGACTCTTCTACTTTAGCGGTCAATTCTTCAAATGCAGAAGATTTTTCTTCATCTGACATTTTTTCAACATTTGCCTCTACCTCTTGAATAGCAAGATTGTGCATAATATTGATCGCTTCTGCCAAAGTAACCCGAGACACCATTTCAGAAGTAAGCATAGCCTTAAGGCTTTTAATATCCTCTTCTGTCATGACTAATCCCTTTCTTTACTTGCATAAATCCTAATATCAGGCTGATTTGAACCCTTCTCTTTAAAAGAGTTTGGAAAACAGACAATTTTTACATCATTACCTTCTGAATCCTTAATGGACCCACTGTAGTAAGATTGTTTTTGCCCGTCAACTCTCCAAAGCGCACCTAATTCACGCTTCTTCCATTCATCGTTTTGTTTAGTGTTTTCACTCATAATTATTTATTATTAAATCTACCTTCGACGCTTTTCCAAAATTCTTCTGCGCCCATAGCAAGATATCTGCCCTTCAGGTGTTTGTAAAGTTTTTTTTGGATATGATTAGCATTTTTTTTATCGTAGCCAATAAGTTGACGAATTTTAGTAGCAACTGATCCACTCATGCTTTATGATCAACCTTACTTGGCTTTTTTTCAATAAAAAGTTTAATATTCTTTTCTCCTTTTAGAACAGAGTCAGAGACAAACGGAGTTATTTCAGATAGAATCTTCTTGCTCAAAGCTTCTATCTTTACATTTTCATTGATAATACTTTTAATAGTTTGTTTTATGTATTTAAAATCGAAACTTAAATTAATATCATTGTCTTTAAGTCTATTTTTTAATCTTTTTAATTTCATCCATAAAAGTCTCCTCAACCCCTTCTCATCAATTTGTTTAAGAGGGAAACACTCATCTACAAGAGATAGTATGTCTGGATGTATCATCAAGTTGTCTTTATCTGAGGCAACACCTTGGAACCCCATTGATAACTGACTGTTAGAGATATCGCTTGTTAAGAATATTTTACAGTTCGTAAAATCAGCCATGTCTCCATTGCTCATCTGAAATTTACCATGTTTAAATATTTGGTTAAATAAAGGTATCGCGGAGTTATCGACCTTATGAAAATCATCTATAATGATTACGCTATTTGGAGATATTAAAACCTTTTCACATATAGATGTATTGTTTCCTTGGGATGTAGCAATCTTATGTGGTGCAAAGGTGTCTGCAAAATGGACTCCGCTGTAAGATAGAACATTTACTCCATGTTTTTGTAGAGTATCTTTAAACAAGTCCATAAAATAAGATTTACCACTGAATCTTGAACCGCTAACGACATAGCATTCTGGGGCAGAAAAATTATCTGTCTTTTTTATACCCAAACCAGAAAGAATAATTTTATCTTTTAGTTTTTGAAGTAGTTCATCTTGACCTACAAGAGATTTGCTAACGCAAGAAAAAACTTTTTCTACTATTTTTTGATTATTAAGAGGATTTGTTTTCTTTTTAAAGAAATCTTTTAGGTGACAGAGTTTTACCTCTGGTATCATATCTGACACTCCTTCGGTCCATTTTTCTAAACTTTCATTTAGTTTTTCTAAAAGTTTTGTGTGGTCTTTTTCTGGGTCTAAAGCAGCAGCCATAGTTTGTTCCTGCTGGCTTTTGATTGATGGTGTCACATGCCAAAAATTTACTTTTGCTTGCGCTCCACAATGATCAATAATGTCTATTGCTTTATCTGGATAAAACTTATTTGGTATATATTTTTCACAGTAACCAATTATGTTGTCTAGGAATTCATCACTATATGTAATGGTGTGAAAATTTTCATAATAAGAAACTATCGTAGGTAAAATTTCTTCCATTTGAAACCTAGATGGCTCTCTGATTATTACCCGTTCAAACCTACGGTCTAGCGCTGTATCTTTTTTGATTGTATTTGTATATTCATTGATGGTGGTAGCCCCAATGCAGCTTATTGTCCCTCTGGCTAGCTCTGGCTTTAATATATTAGAGGCTTCTAAAGAGTTGTTATTGGCTCCTCCTGCTCCAATCAATGTATGGACCTCATCTATAAACAAAATTAGGTTGCTATATTTTTTAGCTTCATTTACAAAATCTTCTAGTCTCTTCTCAAACTGACCTCTGTATTCCGTGCCAGCAACCATGCTGGATAAACTAACAGAATATATCACTTTGTTAGCAATAAGTTCGGGTGCATCTCCCGCTACAATTTTACAAGCTAACCCTTCTACTAGAGATGTTTTTCCTGTTCCTGCTGGACCAACTAAAAGAGCATTTGGTTTCTTTTTTCTACAGAGAATTGTTGCCACTTCATCAATCTTGCCGTCAAAATCTACAATTTTATCAAACTCTTTATTTAGTGCTTTTAGATTTAAATTTTCTGCAAACTGACACAAAATTTCGTTCTTATCAAACATGTCAATCCAATCCTCTGGAGTTTCCACGTTCATAATGGAAGAGGCGGTAACTGGATCAAAATCTTTTACAACTAAAGAACACTCAGTAATAAAACCCAAAAACACTTCATCTGAATCTTCATCACCTTTTGGAAAAAGATTTTTTATAACCTTTGGATAATGGCAGTCATCAAAGAAAACCATAAGGATTACTTCAGGGGCTATGTAATCTAACTTAAAGTTTTCTTTACAGATTGTTTCTACTTCTTTTAAAAGTTTTCTTGTGTCCGTTTTTAAAGTCTTTTTAGAGTGTTTATTCTTGCGCTTTTTGCTCAAGACGCTTCTAGACTCCTTTAACAAGTCTTTAGGATCTATATTTACTTTTTTAAAGATAGAAGCACATGATTGACTTAAATCACTCAAAAAACAATGGAAGAGCAAGTCAACATCTGCTCCGTTTCTGTGTAAAATACCTGCAAGTTCTTTTGTCTTCTCAAGAACTCCTTGTATATGTGGGGTAAGGGGTAAATTAAGCATTTTTAGCTTCTCTTAACTTCATGTAAATATTTGTCTCAACTGAGTTGATATTATCTACAAAAAATGTGTCTCTGCTTTTTGACCCATTGAGAACAATAACTTTGTTTTTAGCTAACTTATATCCACTTCTTAAGAAGTCGGAAAGCCTCTCTTCTCTTGCGTTATCCATGAATAGAAAGTTTTTTGTGGCTGTATTATCACAGATTGAAATCATCATGTATTTGTTACCATTCTGAGATGTTCTAGTAAAGAAATCTTTTACCTCACCCACAACTTGGAAGTTTTGTCTATCTACAAGGTCTTCTATTTGTTTTAAATCTATCAGTGATGAATATCTGTCTTGAAAACATTCTCGCAGATTATGGGAGTAACTATACCCAAGAAGAGAACTTTCGTATCTCCATTTAGCAAACATTTCATGCTTTCTGTTTTGATTATAGATTTTTTTATACTGATCAAATTTACTTTTAAATGTTTTAAATCTTTTCTCTGCCATTATTGGTCTATTGTCATCTCCTAGAGTTTGTTTCTCTAGCACCTCTGATATTGCATTCAGTATATCATAACCAAACCTATCTCCAATTTTGCAAAAGTTTCTCTTCTCTCTATCAGTAAGAAGATTAAAAGCTTGAGCCTCAAGGACCATGCGAGTTCTATTAGTTCTCGCATGATCCATTGTCCCAGCTTGAATTAAAGCAGCAAGGATTGATATGTTGATACCGCACTGCTTTGCAGCCAAGAAAACTTCATATTTATTGTTGAACTCCATGCCTCTGAAATCAATAAGACTTTGTATTGATTTGAGAGAGATGCCCTTAATGCTATTTAATCCATAGCGAATATTGCCATCTTCAATAGTAAAATCAAAATCAGATTTGTATAAGCAAGGTGGTAGCATTTCCATCCCGAAATCTGGAAGCTCTTCATTTACTCCAGAGATTGTTTGTAAGGGTTCTGGATCAAACTCGGCACACTCAAGAATAGATAAGAAAAATTCATGAGGATATTTGTGTTTTAGGTAAACTGTTTTGGCGGCGAGGTCAGCATAAGCGAAACTATGGGATTTGTTGAATGAATAGTGGGAAGCTGCTACTAGAGAGTTCCAATAAAAGTCTGCTATTTCTTCTGTTAAGTTTCTAGATGCTGCCGCATCATAAATTCTATCTTTCCATTTCGGCATCTCCTCTACTTTTTTCTTGCCAACAATTCTTCTTAAGACTTCTGCATCCTCAAGTGTTAGTCCGAAAACTTTATGAGCAATTTGCATTAACTGCTCTTGATACAGAATCACGTTTTTAGACCAAGATAAGATAGAGTCTAGCTCTGGATTTAAATCTAGTTGAGAAGGGAAATCTTTTTGTGTTTTATATACTCCAACAAACTCAAGTGCAGCAGGTCTAGCCAAAGCGACAACATCAGAAAGCTCGTTTATATCTTTTGGTTTTATCTCCCTGCAAACTTTAAAGTTTGTCTCAGCGGAAATTTGAAACAACCCCATAGGATGCTTAAAATCTTGCAGTATCTCATAGATCATCTCGTTATTAGCATCTATGTCTTCTATATTGATCCCAACTTTCTCGCAGGTTTTATGAGCGATTGTTAAAGTCCTCAAGCCAAGAATATCAAACTTAACCATGAGGTCTGCGACATCGTTCATGTCATAGCCAGTAACCAAGTCTCCGTCTTTTGTTTTTTGTAGAGGAACAATGTTTTCAATGCTCTCTGAACAAATAGCGATACCTGATGGATGAACTCCTGTATTCTTTGGTAGGTTCTCTATTTTTAAAGCATTTTTAAAAGTCATCTCATGGTTTTTAACCCACTTTTTAAATTTGTCAGTCTCGTCTCTAGCTTGTTTTAAGGGGAAAACAACACCGTGTAGCTTTGGTATCATATCAGAGACTTGATTAGCCTCATCCTCTTTAGCCTCGTCAAAATATTTTGTAGCTTCTCTTATACAAAGCTTTGAACTAAAAGTATTAAATGTTAATATTTTAGCAGTCCTGCCTTCGTGTTTACGCTCAATGTATTGAATTACTTTATATCTTTGATCATAAGATATGTCTGAGTCAACGTCAGGCAAAAGACTTCCTACAAGGAACTCTTTGCCCCTTTTGTCGGTAACTTTTTTGGCCCGTGATTTAGACACAAATCTCTCGAAGAAAAGATCGTGAGGGATAGGGTCGATATTGGTTACACCAAGGAGAAATAGAACAAGAGAGCCAGCAGCAGAGCCTCTACCAGCACCAGTAGGTATATTGTTGTCATGACAAAAATTTAAAACATCCCAGTTGAGCAGAATATAATCTGTAAACCCAAGTTCCTCAAATGTCTCAAGTTCTTGTTTTGCTCTTTCAAAGTAAACTATTTTATTTTCGTATTTTGTGATACCTTTGTCTCTCAAGCCTTTTCTAGCAAGCTCATATAGAATATCTTTTGTCGAACTATCGGGTCCAAGACCAATTTCTTCTAGTTTAGTCGGGTCAACGATTGTTTTGGGAAGATCTACTCCCGCAGGTTCACAATCGTCGTATGGTTCAAAGTCTTCAAACATTACAGATCCATGTGCTTCTTAAGTTTCAAGAAAACTTTATAACACATTTTGATGTCATAAAGAGCATCATGAAGTTTATCCTCTTCAAAATCTATATCAAAAAACTTTAGTAGTTGGTTTTGTGAAACCTTTGCTTTTAGGGTTCTATCATTTATGATTTTATACTGCCAGCTTAATAAATCACCTCTAGGTTTATCTAGCTCTTCCCTGTATGCTTTGGCTAAAGCTCTTGTGTCGTATATTCTTGGTAGATAAGAGTAATCTGGCTCTTGACCAAGCATTCTTTGTAGATGAGACACCATATATACATCAAAACCAAGAAGGTTTTGCCCTACTACAATGTATTGTGGATCAAATAAATACTTCTCAAACTTTGACCAAACAGAAATCAAAGATTCTGCTTTAGAGTTATATTTATCCCAATCAAAGCCTGTTAGTTTTCTAACAACCTCTGGTATATTTAACTCTTTGTGTTTTATAAACTTATCGTGTGTTTCTAATACTTTACTGCCTTGACATACTATCCAAGATAGCTGCCAAGTTTTAGAAGAGTGTAAATTTAAACCTTCTGTTTCTGTATCGAATACTAAATATTTTTGATTACTTGGCAACATTTTCTAAAAAGGATTCATAGCTAAACTCGTCAGAACAAAAGTCATTGAGTCTTGGGTTAGTATAAGTAGGAACTCTGCCCTGCTTCCGATTGCAAATGGCTTTATACATTTGGAAGGCTTGAAAGTCTTCTTTGTCTCTGTAGTAAATGCTTTTTGCTTTTTCTGTTTTTACATTTAGCTTTTTCAAAGCAGCACTAATTTGGAAATCAAAGGGATGGTTGTTTGATTCCTCTATGTAAAAGTGGTCATACTTGTCTAGCCAAAGATCACACATGCCAAAATGAAAAATATTGTTGAATACATAAGAGTCATAAAACGGCACTCCAATGCTGATGTCATCAAGCTCTCCCTCGCCCAGATCTGACATGTTTAAATATTCTCCTACGCTTGTAAAGCATTTAGTATAAAGGTTTCTAGCAACAGCTACGCCTTTGTTATTTTTAGGGAAGAAAATTAATTTACTGGGCTTTTCAGTAATACTAGAATGAACAACAGGCAACTTAACTCCATAGATCATAGGAACTTCTATGTGAAGAAATGCTTTGTTTATTACCCTGAATCCGTAGAAATTATCTTCTACTAAAATCATCTTCTTAACATCGCCGCTCTGTGCAATGTCTACTAAATCCTCAACCCGCAGCAATGATCTTCCGATGCTGAAGGTGCTTTTAAATAATGGTATCACTCCTGTATTTTACAAGAGTTCCATAGGTTTGTCAAAGGAAAAAGCAGGGCATCCTTCATATTTTGCTTTTTCTATTTTTAAACCGTCTACAGCTTTTTTCTTTAAATCTTTTTTATGATCAGCAGACCCTACCCGCTCTCCTTTTTCATTTACTAGAACATAATAAGTTCTAGGAAACTTGAATGGACAGTGCCACATTGGTGTTCCATCTTTTTTAAGCTGTCCTGCGTAGTCTGCTCTACCACAAACAACCTTGCCAGCAAACCCAGCATCCCTGTCAAGATAACCCTTATCAAAGGCTAAATTTTTAGAAGCTGATACCTCATTAAAATTATTAATAATTTGTTGCACCTCTGTTAAAAAATATTCAAACCCCTCAAGTTCATCGTCTTCTAGGGGGTCCATAGTGCAATTCCCTTCGTTGTTGCAATCAAACTTTAAAAACAGAAACTCCATCTTTCTTTTCAAGAACTCTGGGTATAAGTGTTTTACAGCCAAACAATACATTAAGTTCTGCATGTTGTCTGTGTAGTCTTTGCCTGAAAATATTTGCTTTGATGTTTTAAAATCTCTTATGATAGCTTCTTTCTTTCTCTTGAATAAAAACAACTTATCAATAAACCCTAGTATTCTGTAGTTTTTACTTCCTTCTGTAACAGAAATATCGAAATCTTTTTCACTTATTGATTCAGTTGGCTTGCCGCTTTTATCACCAAAGAAATCAAAATTTAACCCCTCTACTGTCATTTGATTTATGAGATCCATGTTCTCAAAATCATCTATACCGTGTTTTTTAGCATAATCCTCTATCATCCTTTTTACAGGAGCAGAAGCATAAGCGTTTTGTGTTTTTACTATCCTTGTATAATGTTTTCTATGCTTTGGGTTGCCGAGGTTTTCAAATACAGCATGGCAGATTGTTCCGCGCAAACTGCCCTCATTCGCTTTATCAGGCAGCTTTAAGTGATATTTGCACCAGTATTGCCAAGAGCATGTTTGAAGCGTCTTTATGCGTGATGCAGATAGAGGCTTGTTCTCAGAATTCGTCATAATGAAATGAGTTTTTCTTTACAAGCTTTGCTAAAGAAGAAGAAAAACTTTTGTTTACACCTCTCTGATTCATGCCTTTTGCAATCTTTATGATTTTAGACATGGATTCTTGATGTTGTATATTATAACAATCTGAAGCGTATTTTTCTATTTGATCTTTGGTCATTTCTCCAAAGTCATTTTCTTCTGGGGGTATGAAATATATTTTGTCAAAATCAATTGACTCAACCAATTTAAAAATAGATTTAATTGCACCTTCAAAACCTCTGTTTACAGAAGAAGTGTGATCATTATTAAATGATATAAAAACTTTTTTTATTGGGAGTAGCGATAGTCTTGCTATAAACTTTGGCGAGATGTTCAAACCAAAAGAAACAAGAACATTTTTTACGCCATTGTTATATAGAGATAAGCAATCACCTACAGACTCTACAATGTGAACAGCTTCTTTTTCTTCTATAGCTTGTTTAACTTCGCCTATATTGTAATATGGGAAGAACCAAGATGATGATTTGCCCATATGCAACCATTTAGGTCTATCGTCATTGGTCACTTTTCTACCAGAAAAACCATGTATTCTGCCATCTTTCCTAAATACAGGAAAAATAATTCTCTGATACATTTTGCCAGACATCGCCAACCCACACTTAAAGTCCTCAAGAGTTTCTTTGCTAATACCTTTTTCTAGGTAAAAATCGTGATGAGGGACAAGGCGACTTAATACTTTCGTAGAAAATGTTTTTTCTTCTTTCAATAAGTGCTTTTGTTTGATTCTTGCACCTATGTTTACACCATTGTCTTTTAAATAGTGTTTTACCGCATTAGGATCTTTAGTGTTTAGAGTCTTTTGAAGCAGTGCCTCAAAAGGCATAAACTGAGAATCTTCTACATAGTCCTTCCAGACTCCAGTATCCTTATAAATCTGAAGGGCTGTCGAGTTATCGCCAGATCTGTATACTGCATTTGTTCTCCAGTAAGATCCATGATCCTTAAGGCGATACCCAAGGTTCTCTAATACTTCTTTATAATTCATTCTAAAACTTCGTCTTGAAATGGTTCATTAAGATAGCGAATTGCTTTTTTTAAAACCTTTGGATCATCGTTAAATTTCCCAAGAGCATTATTGCAATCATTACATATCCATCCTCTAAATTCTCCTGTTTCGTGATTGTGATCTAAAACAGGCTTGTCACACTCTCTACCACATATTGGGCAAATTATCCATTTAGGAGTTTTATGTGTCTTTTTAAGTTTAGCAGATTGTTGACCTATTATCTTGTAACAATTTTTGCAGCCATGTTTACGATATTGTTTTGGATTGCCGTGTTTATCTATTGTTGTTAAATGGATTGGAAAAAAATCAATAGGGAGTTCTTGCTTACACATTTTTTGGCAAACTCTATATTCTTCTCCTTTTGGTTTATCATAAGTATCCCAAAACTCTGTTTGTTCTCCTATCAAGCCCTTAAATTTATTGGTATTTCTTCTGCCTCGTTTGTATTTACCTCAACTCCCCCTCCATTGAAAGAATTTACTATATCCTGCAAATCACCACACTCAGTAATTCTGAAATTTTCTATATTTAAATTAATAAAATTTTGTTTCTTGGCTCCATCTGGCATTTCAACTGGGTGTATCGCTCTCAGAGCATCTTTGCCAAGGTGTCTACACTTTAAATTAATTAGTTTGTGGGTTCCAAAGTTAGCTCCTTCTTCATGTATCTCATCTGCAACTTTTCTTCTCAGTAGAAAAAGGTGTGAGCAGAACTGAGTGATTCCATCAGACAATGAAACAACACTTTCATCATCAACTATGCCACCTGCTCCTCTATTATTGGTAATTCCTAGCCTGTTAGATTGAACAGAAGTAAGCATTGAAACGCATGGTTTGCCATCAAAAGACAAGTCTCTTTGGATAGTCTGTTTGAACTTGTGAACCATGTAGGAAACCTGTTGCCAACCATCAACCTTGCCAATGCTACCAAAGTCACTCTTAATATAGTCAAAGCTAAAAATCAAAGGGTTGCCTCTTCCTATCTTGGAGAAATAAAATCTTTTAAGTAGAGAACACATCTCATCTGGAGACAAACCTGCGACATTCTCGTAATAAAACTCCATGTCTTTAATTTTACTCCAAGCTGATCGGACTTTAGCTACGACTTGTTCTACTGTTAGGTTTTTGTATCCTGTTGTCCTCCATTTGCCTGTCTGTAGAAGCCATACAGGTATTCCTGTCATTGCAGAGCATTGCCTGAAGATAAGCTCCTCTTCGCTCATCTCACCGTTATCAAAATGAAGCACGGGGACATCATGTTCGGCAGAAACCCTAGTGCTATAGTCCATGCAAAAGTTTGTTTTACCTACTCCTGATCTAGCGACAATAACAGATATGTTACCTGCGAGGAGTAAAGATCCATACATTTCATTAATTCTTTTGTGAGGACCAAGCATCCCAAAGTCTTCTACAGGATTATTCCCTCTATCTTCGACAAGCTCCTCCATCATATCAAACAAGTTGACTGGACCAGCTTCTGTCATCTCAAAATCTTTAATGTTTTTATTATAGATTTGATCAGACTGTTCTATAAGCTCTCCATATTTTAGATTTGGGTCTGCATTCTTAACAAATGATGCCACCTTCTTACAGCTAGTGTAAATCTCTCTACGAGCCGTATACTTCTTAAGCTCTTTGACAGAACTTAAAAATATATTTTCTGTGATCTTGTAAAAAGCTAACGAGAATACATATTCAGCAATATCTACACTGTCAGGAAAACTAACCTTAAGCTGCTGTATTCTTTGAACAAGAATTGTCTCGTCAATATTTTCTGCATTATCTAATGCATTTTTTAATAATTTAAATATAGATACATTTACCTTGGAGTCCTCTGAATAAAAGTCACTTTCATTAACAAAACTAGATATCTCCTCCCACTTGTGTTGGTGCTGAAGAATGCCGCTTAATACTTTTTTCTCTAGATCAAAGGAATAAATCATATAGTGATATCGTCATCTTTTTTACTCATTGCCATCTCTATTAGTTTACCAAGAGCCATGTCAACACAAGGATTTTCTGTTTTGCTTGTCATGCTAGGACAGCCTTCTTTGTTAACATAAAGTAAAATAAATCCCTTATTGCCGCCATTTGCTGATCCTGTAGAGTCGTAAACTTTATCTAGCAAAGATTGAGGTATCCCTCCACTGCTTTCTTCTTCTTCTAATTTCATTTTAAAAGTTTTATTAAATTCTTTGGGTATTTTTTAGAGTCTAGCACATCAGACTCTAATACCCTAATAAGTTTTATTTTATTAATATCACAAAAGTATTCTTTCTTCTCGTCTCTCTGTAGTTGTTGGAGAAACTTCTGGCGAGAATTAGAATGAAAAAACTGATTATATCTATAGTGCTGATTGCCGTCCACTTCAATGGCAATCTTTTGAGTCGCGTTATAAAGATCTAGAGTCATTCTAGTTCCAGCGACAGGAAACTCTTCAAAAACAACATCTGCAAACCAATAAGGTTTAACTTGGTTTTTTACATCTTTTTGTATTCCACTTTTACAATCGGAGTCCCAGTCAATAAGATATTTACTGACATTTTTTATTTTTCTCTCTCGACCATTAGAACACAAAAATATCATTGCTTGAGAATATTTTCTTTTACAAAGTCAACAAGAAGCGAAGTGATTTTTTCATCTGACTCTAAAAACTCATACACGGATTTAATTCCTTGATAAGAATCTTTGGTTTCAATCTTGTTATCGGTTAGATAGGTTTTTATCTTCTCATCAAGTTTGATCCAAGCTCCTGATTTCTCTAGGTAGCCCCACATCAAAAGCATGTCAACAACTTCTCTCTCAAGCCAAATAGACCTACCGTTTTTGCGGCCATGTTTTATTGGATAAGTTACAAGTTGCCCTGTGGCTTCATTAGTCGATTTCAAAATCATGACCTTTGCGTTGTGACCGTAAATCTTGTTATCTGGAGTAATTTGCTCTGTTGGTTTCTCTAGAATCTTATCTCCTTTATTTTGTTTTTTGAATTGGAGAATCCAGTCTGGATAATGTAAAATTGCATTACCGCCGCTACTGTCTGTTTGATTATTGGGGTCTTGTTTAGCATACATGCTAGTAGTAATACTTGATCTTATTTGAGAGATCATAATGCACATGTGACCAAATTTACTCATACCTAAACTAATTCTTTTCAAGAAATCGGAAGTCATCAAAGCTCCTCCTGCTACCTTTCTAGCATCAGAAGACCCTTTTTCTAAATCTTCTTTTGTGATCAATCCATCCATGCTGTCGATTACAATGCAGAACTTTTCTTTATCTGGGTTATTTTTAAGTAACCCTCTGAGAAAGTCAATCATAGTGTCCATGATATGGCACTCAAGAACTAGACATGTCCCCACATCCCACTCTTCCGCTGACTGAACAAATTTAATACCCGCTCTATCTTTAATCTCTTGGCTGAGTCTCCCTTCAGCCATTACAAAAAGTCCTTTAGAGTTCTCTACATTTTTAAGCATGTTATGCATAACATGAAGAGCTTCATTTGTTTTGCCTCCCTCGTTAGCTCCAATAAATCTGTGCAAACCAGAACCAAAACCACCACCCAGAACATGATCAAGAATCATAGAGCCACTAGAAACTAGATAAGGCTCTGCTCCCTCCTCTAAATTGTAGTGATACTCTCTATTTGATTTGAGGAATGCCTCTGTGTAGTCCTTTGATCCGCTTTTTTTCTTCATTTTAGTCATTTAAAAAATCTCTTAATGTTTTTTTCTTTTTGCTCACTATATCTTCACCGAATTTTTGCTTTGTGTCAACAAATTTATCTTTTTCTGGTGGCTTATAATTAAACTCTTTATATTTTTTTTCTAAATACTCTCTACCTTCTTTAGTTAAAAAGTATTTAATTGTATTTTTAAATACAAATGGAGGTTTAACCTTTGATAAAAAATCTACATCATTTTTAAATTGCTCAAAAACTTTGGTAGCAGTATGCATCTCCATTCTCCAGTCACTTGCTTTAGATCCAGCAAGCATTCTCTTTACAAATTCTCTACGCTCTGTAAAGAATGGTTTTGCTTGTTTCTTCTTTGTAGGAAGGAACTTATGACCACAATCGCATACACTAACTCTAGCGCCGACTATAGCCTTACAAGATGGGCAGGTTTTTTTACCTCTTGGCATAAAGCCAAGATATTCTCATGAATGTATATGTCAAGTCAACAGTTCTATGTCGTGCCTAACCATCTTATCCACAAGATTAATAAAATTAGTTTTTGGCTCCCAGCCTAGTTCTTTTCTAGCTTTTGTAGAATCTCCCAAAAGAAGATCTACTTCTGCTGGTCTGTAGAATTTCGAGTCAACCTCCATAAGCAAATCAGTAGAATGATAATATTTTGTATCGATTCCTTCTCCCTCCCATCTACAGATTGATCTGTGAAAACCAGCAAAATTAAATGCCTCTTCTACAAATTCTCTGATTGTATGAGTTTCATCTGAAGATAACACATAATCTTTTGGTTTATTTTCTTGGTTCAACATTTTCCACACACCATCTACAAAATCTTCAGCGTCACTCCAATCTCTTTTTGTATCAACATTGCCTAGCTTTAATGTTTCAAAAGGACGCTCAGAAACATAATTCTGTGAAATTTCAGCGACTGCCTTCGTTATCTTTCTTGTCACAAATTCCTCTCCTCTTCTAGTCCCTTCGTGATTAAATAGCCAACCTTGAACAGCATATAAATTATAAGAGTCCCTGTATACCTTGACTAAATGCCTTGCGGCGCATTTAGAAGCTCCGTATGGACTTCTAGGTCTTAATGGATGCTCTTCTGATTGTGGTTTACTTACTACGTCTCCAAACTCTTCAGAACTACCAGCATTATAATATCTGCATTCAGGACAATGTTTTCTAATCGCTTCTAGTTGATGCAGAACAGCCATACAGTTAGTTTGCATGTGATTCACTGGCATTTGCCAACTTGTGCCTACAAATGAATTAGCCGCAAAATTTATAAAAAAATCGGGTTTGTGTTCAGAGATTACTCTGTCAATGTTTTCAGCATCAGTGACATCTAAATCAATTAAAAAGAATCTTGGGTTATCTAAAACATGATCTATATTTTCATGATTTTTAACACTTAACCTACGAACACCCCCTATGATAGTATGCTCTGTATTTTCAAGAAGGTAGTCCACCATGTGACTTCCGTCTTGCCCAGTCACTCCTGTTACAATTATCTTTTTCATTTATTTTTAATCCAATCTTCTAAATTATTTTTTGCTTTCCAGCCCAAGTGTTTTTTAGCTAATTCATCGTTGCATTCTACGCTTTGAGCTTCTCCTTTTTTGTCTTCAAGGTAAGTTATACCAAATGATGGTTTATACAGCTTTGCAGCTTCATTTAGAGAAAATTTTCTACCCCTTCCTAACTCAAAAATTATTCCATAACTTTTTGTTTCCCATATTTTAATTAAGCCATCAACAATGTCATCAACATGAGTAAAATCTCTTTCTTTACTGCCGTCACCATAAATGGTAAGAGGTTTTTTCTCTCTGTGCGCCTTATCCCATTTTGCTATTACGGTGGCGTATTCTCCGTCCTCTATGTGATTAGGTCCATAAACATTATAAAATCTCGCTATGCTTTGTTTTAATCCATAAGTCTTATCGAATAAAAGGCAAAGCTCTTCTGATGAATCTTTAGTAAATGTATAAGGGTTTTTAAACTTACCGCTGTGGTGAGAGGATGAGCCAGAAAAAATTACAGGGATTCCAAAAGCCGAACCAAGCTGGCAAATGTTAAATGTTCCAACTACATTTGAGTCAAAATATTTTTTAGGGTGACGAAATGACGGCTGTATGCGAGCGAGGGCGGCTAGATGAAAAATAATACTAGCTCCTTGAATAAGTTCTTGCATAGCATCATAATCAGAAATGTCTTGTGAAAGATATTTAACTCCTTCCACATGATTTGTTACAAAGCCTGTAGAGTAGTTGTCAATAGAGGTGACATCATAACCCAAAGAAACCAATTTTTTACATAGATTATAACCTATAAAACCAGCACCTCCTGTAACAATAACTTTTTTCATTTCCAGTCTAAAACTTCATCTATTTGCTCTTGTATATTAGGAACTTGCATGTCACTTTTCAAACATTTATTTACATAGCTTGATCCTTGGAACTTCATGTTAACAAATTTTTTCAGTTTCATTGCTTTATTTAATGTCTCTAGTAAGGTTCCTTTAGATATATAATCTTCTGTCCCAACTTGTAGAAACCTAGTTTTCATACCGCTTTCTAGAAGCTGTTTACATATTTTAGACCATTGTAGAGTTGTTATTCCGTTCCATAAGTGGTTAACATAACCATCTACAGATTGTTCTTTGTTTTTGGCAAACCAATCCCAAAGAGAATATTGAGTATTTAATTCTCTGCCTATAATTGAAGTTCTTATGATCGTTGTATTATCAGATTCTAAAAGGTAATCTGAAGCTAAAATTTTGCTTTTGCCGTAAGGGTCTGTGGCATCTTTTTTGCAATCTTTTGTGTATCTGTGTTCAGCATTATTTGACCCTATAAATTCGCAGTCCGTGGTTGGGTGAATAACCCTGCCTTTAAAATTGTTTGCTAAAAATACTGGAAGAAAAAAATTGTTTATTAAGTATTCTTGCTCTTTTGGTTTTTTTTGAGGGATACATCCAAGACAGTTAACAACAGCATCTGCTTTAGATTTTAAAATTGTTTTTGTATAATTTAAATCAGGCCATCGGCAGTCGCTTATAGTATCAACTTCCATACCATTTTCTTTTAAATATCTAGAAAGAGTGCTTCCAAGCATTCCTTTATGACCTAAAACCAATACTTTCATTTTTTATAAAAATTATATTTTTTTAGAAATGACCAACACTCTTCTGTTGAAAGTGTATAATCTCTGCTGGAAAATTCATTGTTCTCAAATTTTTCGTTATTACCCACTTTTTTGTAATGCATTAGATAATAGTCGTCTTCAGATGATACTCTAGGGATTTCTTCCTCCGAAATCATTAGTTCATGAATTTTTTCTGAAATTCTTGGGTTACCTAGTTTATATTTTAACCCAAACTCTTCTTTATATATCTCAAAAACATCTTTAATTAAAAAGCTCTTTGCCTTTGGTATGACGTTGTATCCAGTTTTTGTTAAAGCAAATTCAATAAGTGATACCGCTCTTTCTATTGGAAGCATGAATCTGGTCATAGACTCTGAATATAAAGTTAATTCGTAGTCCTTGTCTATCGCATCCCAAATTAAAGGTATTAGACTCCCTGTTGAATTCATTACGTTGCCATATATCGCTGCTGATAATTTAATCGGCAATTTTTCTGCGTTTACTATAAAGCTTTCTCCAGCTACAAACTTCATTGCTCCATATAAAGTAGTCGCTGCTCTAGATTTGTCAGTAGATACAAAACAAGCAGATTCTTTTATGTTTTCTTCTGCTATTCTTCTGCTGTTCAATCCACCATTTATAATGATCTCATGAGCTTCGTTTACGTTTTCATCAACAGCCTCTATCTGTTTTAGACTAGCTGCGAAAATACCCACATCATGGTCCAAAGAAGCTTTTCGTAGTGACTCGTAATTTCTAACGTCACCTATTACAAAATTAATTTTTGGGAATCTTTTCTTTAAGAAATAATGTTTGGCTTCATCTCTACTAAAAACTGTTAATTCATTGTCATTATAGAATTTTTTAACGAGATTGGTGCCAAGATACCCAGCCCCGCCAGTTATAAATATTCTTTTGTTTTTCAATGTTTTAATCTCTTTCAAGCCTTAAATATTCTAGTGGACCAAGTTCCATGTCTTTGTCTGTAATAATGAATCCTATCTTCATTGCATCTCTGAATTGAGGTATGCTCATTCCAGTTTTTTCCAAGAACACTTCTTCATTTGAAGACCTTCTGTTTTTTGGTTTCTTTTTGTTTGTTGCTGAAGATGCATGATAGACATGGGATTTTTTAGATGTTACAAACCTAAAATTACTGTTGTGTAATTTATATAATAAATAAGGGAACATATCGTCTCTTCCATAGCCGCTAAAAAAGTCCATATCCCAGTTGCCAGAATATCCACCGACTTTAAATAAATCGCTGCATTTTACCATTATTGGATGGCAGTAAGCTTGTAGTTTGTATTGGGTATCATATGTGCCACTTTTTGCTTTTTCTTTAAAAAGATTGCGCGATTCTTCACTGTAAAAATCTTTTAAAGATGTGTCTACTGTTACTGATATATTGTTACTGTGGAAACTCTCTACCAATCTACAAGAAGCAGAGCAAGGATAATGTTTTTCTATAATTTCAATTAAATCATCAGCAAAATTGCCACAGAAAACCATATCATCATTTGAATTCATAAAATACTCTGCGTTTTGAGCAAAGGGCAAAAGATAATCAATCGCGAGTTCTCCTCTGTTTTCTGGCACTGCAACAAAGGGTATTTTTAAATCTAATAAATATTTTATAGATTCAATATCTGCCTCATTTAATACGACTGCTATTCCATCTTTTGAGAGGTCCATGCATTCTAGTAGGGAATCTACTGTTATTTTTAGTAGTTCTGGGTTGTCCCAAGAACACATTCCTACAAGTAATCTTTTTTTATACATCTTTTATAACTTTTGGTATTGGTATATTATGCTTCTCATGGAAGCTTTCGTCAAATTCTAGACAATGTTTAGCATTGTTCCATTTATACCCACAATGACCAAAATGCCTGTGCTGATATTCTACCTTCCTCTTGCCAATTCTGTCGTTCAGCCATGTGTAGTGAGGTATATATGCTACTTCTTTTGGTATGATTTCTAGCTCCTCTATTCCCTCGTAAGAAATCATGCTGCCATTGTCTTCTCCTTCTTTATAGCAAATATCGTTATCCCAATAGAACCCCTCCAAAGAAAGGTTATTTTTAATCTTTGTTTTGAAAATTCTGGGGGGACAGAAAGGTTCTTCTAGATAATGGTCTAAATCAAAAACATGGTTCTTTAAAGATAATTTAAATAAATTTTTATTGCTGGACTCTACATATTCTTCAATTTTATTGATGTGTTCATCTGTATAAAATTCATCTGAGTCTACAAGCCATACATAATCTATATTATATTTTTTAAGATAAAATAAAGCAAAGTTTCTTGCTTCTGCTTCTGTCACATACTGAGGGCTATCTACAAGATATTTTAGTTTTTTCTGTTCTACTAACTCTCTTAAAAGATCTGTAGTGTGGTCATGTAGTGTATCTATGCCTTTATATTCTTTGAATGGCACTGAAACCGCAGAAACAATGTGGTTGTCTCGATTTAAAAACGGTTCGATTGATTTTAAAACATAATCTTCTGTATTATATCCACAATAAATTATTCCATATTTTTTCATATTTTAGGCCAAAGTGGTTTTGGTAGATTGTGAAGTTTTGTAGGGGGATCGAATTCACTAACATCTGTAAGCACGTTAGTTGCTTCTACTTTCTTTTTTTGGCTTAAAGTTTTTCTTTCTGACCAAATATCCTTCCAGAAATTTTTATTTAAATTAGCCCTCCTTTGTATGTCTAAAAATCCAAGATGGATAACTTTTGGATCATTGTCTGTAAATGCAATTTTACCAATGCATGGTATTAAATTACCTTTTTCATCAATTAGTTCACAAGTGTCGCTTTTCTCTGGATCAAAGTTCCCGTCATTTTTTAAGGCAAAATTCACTGGACCTCTAAAGGTATGTTCTCTTGTGTGCATATACCATTTATATCCCACATCTGCAAAGTGATCTAAATCTCCATACAGATTAATAGTTGGAAGCATAACGCTACAAGGAAAATCATGTTTGTTTATCTCTTTGGCTATCTGAATATACCCCTTTTTATCACCAGATAGACGCTCATCAAGATCAACTTGGATAGCTACGTTATATCTGCATGACTGCAAGCTTGTGTTTTTTAGTTTACCATCCCAATATACATCTTCGGGTATGTCTAAATCCGCTGATACTAAAGTTATTTTTTCTGAATCAGAAAATTTGCTAGATGTTATTTTTTCTCTTACATCTTCTTCATCTTTTTTTAAAGTAGCTATAACTATCTCATCAGCATAGTAAAGCCAATTAGCAAAGCAATCATCTAAATCTACGTTAAAGTCTTTTAAATTAAACGCTGTTGTATAAAGAGAAATCATATTTTTTTAATTAATGTAAAGTCATGTTTGTCAATTAGGTCTCTAGCATCCAAGAATTCATATCTATACCAATCATTTAGTATTTTTTCTGAATTTATACATTCTTTCAAGATTTCTGTTAGCTCATTTTCTATGCAATTTTTAACAGATTTTAAGCAGTGTGGATTAAATCCCAAATTAGAAATTTCTTGTAAAAACTTTGATCTTACCAGATATCTTTCTTTTACAAAGTTTTGATTATTCTCAAAGTGCAATAGAAGGTGGTTGGTGGTTGGAAAGATATAATATTTCATTGCAGACATGAATATCGCAAATTTATCTCTAGCTTTATTCCTGACGTTAGAAAAAAAATAATCTTTCCAAAAATCCGATTGTGTAACTTCTATAGCTTTAGAAATTCCATTAATACCCTCATGAGGGTTCCCTACAAATTTCGTTTCTTCTTTTAGTTTTGCTGCAAACCTTTTGCCATGTAAATATATACCATCTATGCCTTGTTTTTCAAATAATGGTATCATTGTCTTTATTGAATCAACAAATTCTTTTGTAATCCTTTCATGGCAATCTATTGTAATAAACCAGTCACCAACTTTCATTGGACCTTGATATAGACAATGATTTCTGCTATAGTCTAACCTATTGCACCATTTTGCATAAATGATTTCACCTTCTCCTTTTACAGTTTCTAAATATTCTGCCCCTTTATCTTTTGGATAATGAAAGGTCCAAATAAAGCCATGAAAGCAACTTTTTATTGGCTCTATTAATTCTTTTAGGTGTTCATGGTTTCCCTCATGAGTTACTCCTATAAACCAAAGTTTTCTTTTCATCCTATGTGTTCTGAAAATATTTTTTTAGGGTTAAAGAAAGAAAAAGGGTATCGAGTGTCTGTTAGTTGCGTAAAAAGATGCCCAGACATTATCTCGCAATGAATTTCATCTAGCTTGTTTAGATAATTTTGTGCGGCCTTCCATGTTATAAAAGCTTCATTCGTTCTAGTTATGTTGGGCTGAAACGTAAATGTTGGACCAAACTGAGTATAGTTGAGATCTTGACTGTAAATATTATGACAGTGTTTTATAAATTTTTCTGGTTTATGAAAATCTTGTCCTAAATTAAACCTAACGCATAATTTTTCTGGATTTTCATCTAAAAATTTAATTGATTGTTTTATCCCATTGGTCAAACTAATTACCCGAGAGCGTAGAAGATAGTCATCTTCAAGCCAAAGTGTATATTTTTGTTTTCTTACTTCTTTTTGTGAAAAAGCTTTATATACATCTTTGAAATATTCCGCAGCATGATTTTGAGCATCTTCGCTATGGTGTTGAACTTCTGCTTTAGTTTCTAGCACATTTATATTTTTGCTTTCACAAAAACTTTTAATTTTATCTGCCACATCTTCTTCTTCAGGTCTGGTTTTTAGATGTAATAATTTATTTTTAAAAATATCTGGATTAACTTGTTTAAACAATGAATTAATTGTTCTCTCATAGGTATAATCAGAAACATAGCCCTCTGAATTATTCCCATGCCCATATTTGGGAATTGTGGTGCAAAAAATAATTAAGTTTAAAGGTAATTGCATTAGTCTAATAGTTGTTTAACTTTGAAAGATTCAACTTTTTCTAAACCTCTCTTGTGGCATGGGTAGTTTGAATGGAATGATAATAAAACATCTTCTTTAAAATACCACTTATTCTTTTGACTTTCAAATAGTTTTAACAAACCAAGTTTTGTTGGATAGAAAGGGGTGATCTCTGAAAATAAGTTAGGAGTCCACTCGTCTAAAGTGCTTGGGGTTTTGTATTCAACAATACTTAAGCGTTTGTTTCTTGTTAATGCAGGAGCTAAATTATTAACAATTTTGTGTTCAAAGTGAGAATCATCATAGGTGGGGACAAAGAGACAGTCATATTTACTTTCGTCTAAAAATCTATTTTCAATTTCATCTACCCAGTAATCTTCGGCATGATTCTTGATAAAATCAAATCCAGCAAAAGATAAAGACACATTATCAAATGTCTTCCAAACTTTTAAATTTTCAGACCACCTGTCTTCGTGTGTCGATTTATCAAAATCTCCACCTTTACTCATACAATAAATATCAAAATGGGTATCCTTATATTTATTAATAGAACCTAACATGCTATATTCCACATCATCTGGGTGTGGGGATAAACATAAAGCTTTATTAAATCCGAGAAATTTCATTCTTTTACAATTTCTTCAAAATATCTTGTTACTATAATTTCTTTAGCCTCTTTTGCTTCTGGTTTTTTATTTTGCAAAAGATCAAAATATATATCAGCACAGTTTACTCCAGCTAATGTAGAAATATATGTGCCTCCACCTAGTCTTGGATTACATTCTATCAAATAAGGTATACCAAATTGGTCCACTATAAATTGCATACATGACGGGCCTTTAAGTTTAAGTTCTTTTACAACTTTTTCAACTTGTTCTGTTATAGCTTGATTTTTACAAACTCTTCCTACAACTGAAATTCCTGCTTTTGTAGAAACTCTTTCTCTTATAACATTAGAAATAATATTGCTTTCCATGTCGCAAAAGACATCAACTGTATATTCTATGCCTGAAATATACTCTTGTATCATGGTATCTCTAGAATTAGACACTTCAATACCTCTACTGCCACTGCCAGTAATTGGTTTTTTGATAAATGGACCCCTAATGCTCAGAGGCAAATTTATATCTTTTTCTTTTAGATATTGATAAAATCTATGTTTTTGTTGGCACGTTTGAATGGTAAATGTGTCAGAACAAAATATCTGACAGCCGTTCATTTTGAATTTATCTTTATTCCAAGATAGTTTTACAAGATCATGCTCTCCTGTTGGTATGATTAAATCTATTTTTTTACTTACTACAATTTTAAGAAGTTTTAGTAGATATTCTTCATCTGAAGCCAAAGGAACAACAATCCCTTCGTCTGCTAAAAGATTACCAGCAGAAAGTTTATTAGCGTCTACAGCATAAACCTTTGCTTGATATTTTGATTTTTTAATACTTTTAATTAATCCTATGGCAGCAGGTCCACCAGATTCTGTAACTAATATATTAATCATATTAACAAAAAATAAAATCTTCGATGACAACAGAGTCTATTTCTGTAGTGTCTAAAATTTCCAAAGCTGTTTTAGCTTTAGATAATATTGGTTTGCCGTTTACGTTAAAAGATGTATTAAGTAACACAGGAGTTTTGGAGAAGGCTTCCTGACTTAATAGGTCATATATAAACTGATTCTGTTCTCTGGTAACTGTCTGTAGTCTACAGGTTCCATCAATGTGTGTTATAGACAGAAGATCTTTTTTATATTCTTCTCTCACCTTTGGGCAATAAACCATAAAATCACACTCTTGGTTTTCTTCTACATGAAAGAACTTATGAGCGTCCTCTAGTCTACACATCCCCGCAAATGGTCTATACCACTCTCTCTTTTTTATCTTTGCGTTTAATGTATCTTTCATCTGAGGGAATATAGGATCACACAATATGGATCTATTCCCCAATGCTCTAGGCCCAACCTCAGAGCCTCCTCTGCAAACACCAACTATCTTGCCAGATTTTATCTGCTCTGCTAAAGAAGCTAAATCAACAGTCGAAGCTTTTCTTTCTTCTGCAATTTTAGGTAATTCGTCAGAGTCCTCAATCCATAAACCAGAATATGTTATTGGTTTTGATTTGTAAAATTCATTAGTAATCAACCAGTTGCCATAAACTGCATAACCAAATGACAAACCACAGTCACTTGGGTTAGGAGGAATAAACAAGTTAACTCCTAAATCTCTAATTTGTTGATTTATAAGAATATTCAAAGCGCAGCCGCCTGTTAGACAAAGCCTTTCTGGGAAGCCGTGTTTATCAAAAAACTCTAAAACTAATTCTTCTGAAGCTTTCTGTATAGTGGCGGCAAACGATGCTCCCATAGTTCCAGATAAGACCGCTTGACTGCTTGGTATGCCAATAATTTTAAAGAACTTTTGATATTTTTCTGCTTTATGATCTATAAAGTAGACTTCCATAAACTCTTTCATTGCGGGAATCACCGCCTCTATAGGGGTTCCATACCCAGAGAAACCCATGAGTTTCCCCGCCAAAGCTAAATCTACTTTTGTTTTAGCAGAAACATCTAAAACATATTTAGATAAAACCTGATATCCCCAGCCAACATTTGTTTCTAGTTTGTCTATGATGGAGAATTGATTTTTATCAAAGCTATAAAAATTAAAACACCCATCATTGCCTGATCCGTCATAAGACAAAATACAACAATCATCAAAGTCTGATAATGAATAAGCTCCTATAGCGTGACCTAAATGGTGGTCACAAAAAACTAATCTAGAATAGTTTAATAAAGAAAAATCTAGATTCATTGTAGGCTCGTCCTTACTCAGAACCAGCATATCAAATTTGTTATCAACACCCCTTTGAGATAAGAGCTTTAATAGATCCCCTAAAACGCTATTACAACTTGCCTGATCAGTGGGAAATTTGTAATATCTTTCCTCATAAATTCTTTCTAGTTCAAAAACAATACAATCGTTCTTTTCTGTATCTAAAAAAGTTACATTAGAATCGTGACCAAGATGAATAGATAGTATTTTAGACATAAAACCTCTGGGCCTAGGGTGAGTAGACCCAGAGGTCTACTATGACCTCAAGGAAATAAATCCTCGACCTGTCCTATTGTAAGATCGCGACTATCTTATGTCAACTAATCTTCAATAATCTCTTCGCTGATTCTACCTAAAATATAGGCTAGGGTTTCATCAGCATAAAAATCAGGATCTTCGTTTTCCTCTTGTTTTTCTGTGTCTAGGTCAGTCATAGTGTAGATCTTCTACACACAAAAAATAACAAAGGGAATTATCCTTCACATGAAGTGCAGTTTAATATAGATCTAGCTAATTCTTGACTAGGGTTAGCACTCCTCTGGTAGTAGAAGCTTTTTACACCCTGCTCCCAACCAAAGATTAGTAACTCACTAACTTGCTTTGGAGGGCATTTGGGAGAAATCATAACATTTAAGCTTTGACCTTGGTCAATATACTTTTGTCTCTGAGCCGCCTGTATTACTATTTCCTTCTGGGAAATCTCTCCAAAAGTTTTAAATACGTCTTTTTCGTGATCTGAAAGAAACTCTAGGTGCTGAACCGATCCTCCTTTTACTAAAATCGACTTCCAAGTAGTCGCATTATTTTTACCCTTCTCTTCAAGAAGCTCTTCTAGGTGGGGATTTTTATATGTAAATTTGCCTTTCGCTAAATCCTTGGTAAAATAATTACTATTTAATGGCTCTATAGAAGGAGAAACCTGACCAAGAATAAACGAACTAGATGTAGTCGGCGCAATCGCCATAGTGGTCATATTGCGTCTACCATAACCGCGAAGATGTTCTGGTTCTCCAAACTCCTCTGCTAGTTTTGAAGTAGCCCTGTCGCAACGCTCTCTTATGATGTTGTGAATTTCTGCGTTTAAAAATTGCGCTTCAAGACCTTCAAACGCAATGCTTTTAGATTGTAATAATGAATGCCACCCCAAAACACCGAGACCTAAAGCTCTTTGTCTTTTAGCAAAGTTGTGGCAAGACTTCATAAAAGGAATGTTTTCTGTTTTATATATATATTCCTCCATAACTGCGTCAAGAAATTGAACAAGGGTTTCAACCGCATCAGTTTCTTTTATTTCATCCCACCTGAGAAGATTTAAAGAAGACAAACAACAAACAAAAGATTCATCCTCTGATGAATGTAAAGCTATCTCACTGCAAAGATTAGAAGCATGAATTTTTAGTTTCTTATCCTTGTATGCTTGTGGAGCGTTGTTGTTAGCGTTGTCTGTAAAAAATATGTATGGGTATCCTGTTTCAAATCTTTTCTTTATTACATTAGCCCAAACTTTTCTTTTATCTTTGTCTCCATCTACCATTGACTGCATCCATTTGTCATCAATGCAGACAGCAAAAGACATTTCTTGTATAGGATTCCCTTCACTTCTAATTCTTAAAAATTCCTCAATATCAGGGTGATCTATGGGAAGATATGCTGCAAAAGATCCTCTTCTTACATGACCTTGAGAAACAATAGATGCTACTTTATCAAATAGTTCCATGAAATAAACCGCTCCAGCAGAAACTCCTCCTACGCTAATAGGAATACCTCTAGCTCTCAAATCACCAAAATAACCTGATGTTCCAGAGCCGTGTTTTGTTTGCATTCCAACCTCTGCTTGCTTATGAAGAATGGAATCCATTCTATCATCAACATAAACACCATTACAAGAAATGGGTAATCCTCTATCTCTACCAAAGTTAGACCAAACAGGACTAGCTAGGGAGTAGAATCCCCTCTTCATGTAATCTTCAAATTTATCAGCAAAGCCACTTTGCCTGAGATATTTTTCAGCCGCCTCCGCGATGGATCTAATTCTCTTTTTGGCGCTTTCCCCTTTTTGTAAATAACCTCTCTCAAGGAATTGTTTAGAGTCTTCGTTTAACCAGTAATAATCTTTCATTTTATTTACTTATGTTTTCTACTAGCACCATTGGAATATGCTGTCCTTGAAATTTATCTTTTCTATAAAAAGATGTTTTAACTTTTAGTTTGTCTTTGAATTCCTCAAACCAAACCGTGGGAACCGATTTAAATCCACCTACAGGTTGGACCCAATCATCAACTAACCCATATTTAATATCAAGATCAAGCATTAGTTGGAAATCATTTCTAATTCCATCTTCCCAATGGTCTCCATCAATGTAGATCATGTCAAAAGATTGTCCTTCTAGATCTGGTCTAACATCTTGAGATCTTTTTCTGATAAAGGTAAATCTATCTGAAAAATTTTCACATATTGTCTCAATTGCTTTTTCCTCTCCAGAAAAATCGGTTTGTCCTGTCATTTCTGTTGATACATTTTGAACAGGGTCCACAGAGGTTAGCTTAAGGTTTTCATCTAGAGACATCATGATGAAAGCACTACCACCTTTATAAAAACCTATTTCTAAAACATTTTTAGGCTTTATATAATTTAAGCACATCTCAAAGATCCAGCCATCATCGGCGGGAACTGAGCAGGAATCTAGGTTATATTCTTCGTATTTTTTTTGTATCTCTTTAATATTAAAACAAGTCATCAGCGTCAAATGTTTGAGAGTTTTTTGCGTATTCTACAGGTCGCGTATGGAAAAAATCGGTAGCATTGTTTCCAAGTAACTCTTCTTCAAACCAGATTGTATTCACTAATAATTGTTTGTCAACATCAAATGCCTTCTTGAAGCCAATTTGTTCTAATGACTCGTTAATTCTATTCTTAATAAATTCTTTTAAAATAGGTGCGCTGATTCCTTTTTTGTTATATCCATTGATCATCCAGTCCACCATGTTTGACTCAGCTTTAAATGCCGCTTTAGATTCCTCTAGAATCTTTTCTTCTAAACCTTCATCAAAAAGTTCTGGATGTTCCTCTCTAATTGTATTGATGATTTTAATTCCTGCTAAAGCATGAATATTCTCCTCATTCCTAGTATATTTTACCTGCTGACCAGTGTCCTTAAGAACATTCCTATACCTGTTAAACCAATTGATTACATAAAACTGACTAAACAGTGAGACATTCTCTACAAAAAGAGTAAATAAAATAAGGGCATAAACATACTGTTTCTTTGAGTCCTTGTAGAAACGATGATTATATTTTCTGAGGTAATTTACCCTACCTTCAATAAAATCTAATTTTAGGTTCTCCTCAAACACATCTTCTAGTCCTAGAACCTTTAGAAGTCTTTCATAAGCATTATTGTGGATAACCTCCACATTAGCCATAACATACCCAAGGTCTGTTAAACTTGGATGAGGCAAGTTGTCTCCAAGCTTGCTCCAAAATTTCTTTACTGCAACTTCAATTTGCCCAATAGCAGAGAGAGTTCTTATAATCATCTCTCTCTCAGTGTCATTTAATTCTACGGTAAAATCTTGGACATCACTGGTAAAACTAAACTCTTTATCAGTCCAAAACCCGTTATGCATTGCCTCAATAAATTCCTGCGCCCACGGGTAGTGGTCTGGTTTCCTAGATACTTGTTCTTCAAAAATCATTTCGTAAAGTTACACATGTTAGGGGGTTGATAGAATTAGGTCAAAGTCTTTTTTTGTAAAAAAGAGCATCGCTCATTAAATTAATATGAACGTATGGGTAACGTAAGGAATATTATTTTAATACGTATCCAATACGTTCGTATCCCATACGCTGACTTTTTGTAGATTAGACCTATTTTTTTAGGTGTCAAGAAAAAATTTAATTGATTTTTTGGGATTTTGGCATATAGTAGAAGAGTTGATTGAAGATCTTACAGATTCTGCCTTAACTGATTTGATCAAGGCTGACAATGATGAGGATGCTTTAGATGAGTTAATATCAAGGCATTCTGGTATTTATGTGGACATGCTCAAAAGATTTGGCATGAATTGCTTGACAGAAAATCAAGTTATTGACATCATGAAGGATAAGGATTATACGATCTACAAAGCAGCTTTGGAATATGATGAGAGCAAAGCAAAGTTTTCAACACATCTAGCTAATAAAACTAAATACATGTGTTTGACACAGAAAACTAAAAATAAAAACAATAAGGTTACTGGCAACTTTGATGATATAGAGTTTTTCCAAAAAGACAAATCCTCACCACCTGATGAATCTTGTAAGATTAATGATTCTTTTAGTAGAATTTTGAATTTAATAGATAAACATAAAGATCATAGACTTAAGACAATCTTTCATGAAAGATATTTTTGTGGAAGAAGAGGTAAATTAAAACCTTGGAAAGAGGTCGCCAAAAAAATAAATTTGTCAGCGCAGGGTTGTATTAATATTCATGACAAAGCCATAAAAGAATTCAGTTACAGAATCGACAATGAAAAAATTAAATTTTGATGGGCCTATAAATGGATTAAGTTTAGGCAACGTCTGCGTTAACTTTTTAAGAGAGTTAAAAGAGAGAGATTTAGATATTGGGTTTTTCCCAGTCGGGGATCAAGGTCAGTTTGAGGCTTATGATAAATTAAACGACGATTTTAAAAAGTGGGTAGAACACACTGCTACATCTAGGTTAAAAAAATTAAAACCAGAAACACCTACATTAAAAGTTTGGCACATTAATGGTTCTGAGAAAGTATTACCAAACCAGTATTTGTATAGTTTTTATGAAGTAGATTCCCCAACTGAAGAGGAAATCAATATTGTAAAACTACAAAAACATGTTTTCTTTTCTTGCTCAGAGGCCGCTGAGACATTCAAGAAAAGTGGTTGTGACAATGTTTCTTATATACCCCTTGGCTTTGACCCAGATTTTCATGAAGTCGATAAAGAACATTTAAAAGATACAATCCACTTCGGTATAATTGGAAAATTTGAAAGAAGAAAAAATACTCAAGCAATTATACAACTCTGGACTCAAAAGTATGGCAATAACCCGAAATATCAATTAAGCTGCTTGGTTCATAATCCATTTTTAAAAGATGAACAAATGAAGCAAGCTATGGTTAATTCTTTGAGCGGTCAAAACTGGTCAAATGTTAATTTTCTACCTCACCTGAGAACTAATTCTGAAGTAAACGATTTTTTAAATTCAATAGACATTGATTTATCTGGACTATCAAATGGAGAGGGCTGGAATCTACCTTCATTTAATGCTACAGCACTTGGCAAATGGTCTGTTGTAAGCAATTGTTCCGCTCATAAAGATTGGGCAACAGATGAAAACTGTATTTTAGTAGATCCTGTTGGGAAACAAGACTGTTATGATAACTTCTTTTTTAAAGAAGGAATGCCATTCAACCAAGGACAATACTACAAATTAAACGGAGATGATATCCTAGCTGGCTTCGATAAAGCTGTCGAAAAGGCGGGACAAAAAAACACAGAAGGGACAAAATTGCGGGACAAGTTTACCTATTCTAAAACCGTCGATTCTATTTTAGACTATATATACAGTGATTTAGAAACGGTATAAAAAATGTTAATAGTAATATATTATGAATTATAAATTAAATACTCACTTATTGGATAACTTCTTTGATGCATTTGGAACAAGTAAACACGCTGATGTTAAAGACTGCGGCGATGTATACAGTGCTGAATTTGAGCTTGCTGGCTTTGCCAAAGATGACATTGATATTACAGCAACAAACGATAATTTAATTATCAAAGCAAAAAATGACAAGCGTCAAAAGGAATTTAAATTAAATTTATATGGCGCTGTATCAGTAGAGAACATTAGTTGCGATACTGAAAATGGCTTACTCACTATCACAATGCCTAAAAAATGTGTTAGTGAACAACGCAAAATTAGCATTAATTAATGCCGATTTACGTTTATAAACATCCCACTGAGGAGAGGTATGAGGAAGTCGTTCAGTCAATGAGCGAGCCTCATACTTTCTCTAAAGATGGAGTTGAATGGCAAAGAATTTTTTTGCCGCCAAATACATCAATTTCTGCCGATGCAGATCCATTTAGCCAAAATTCTTTTGTAGAGAAAACAGCAAATATGAAAGGAACCTTTGGAGATATGATGGATTATTCTGCTGAACTCAGCGAGAAAAGAGCAGCAAAATCAGGAGGAGAAGATCCTTTAAAGAAAAAACTGTTTAAAGACTACGAAAAAAGAGTAGGCAAAAAACACGTTGCTGATAAAAAACCTACAGACAATAAATCTTTTAAGATTGATTTAGATTAAGGTGTGCTGCCAGAAATAGCAATACCCCTCCATGCACTCGCTCCTACATAAACTAACAATGTAGATCCTGAGATAGCCAAAGCTCCAGTCGCTGGAGCAGCAGCAGTTCCCGCTATACTGCTATTTCCTGACCAAAGCGGAAGAGCAAAACCTGTTTCAAATCTTGCTGCTTCTGTAAATGTTGCTGTGTTCGTAAATGTTGAAGCTCCTCTTATAAAGGACGAGCCTAAAACTTCTAAATTTCCACTAAATACTCCAGAATTATCCGACTTTAAGTTTGCCGCTACGTTAACGTCTCCATCCTCAAAGAAAAAGCCAGAATCAAACTGAAGGTGCATGGTGTTTGGTTCCGAAACAGTTAGACTGCTTGCTGATTTTGTATCCTTTATTGCGACACAACCAGTTGCCGTTTGCGTAAAAGAGATATTCCTTCCTATTGCTGTATTTTGCTGAGTTCCAGTTGAAAAGTCTGCATTGTATCCATTTATAACTAAATTATTGGTTCCACTAATCTCTGAAGAATTAGCTATAATAGCAACATTAAAACCATCATTTGGTCCATCTCCGAGATCTGTATCAGTTCCTTGAAAAAGCAAGTTCCCAGAATCAACATTAAAATTATTATTTCCAGTATTTGCTAGGCCAAATACAGACTTTCCATTGGTCAGAAGCTGTCCAGTAAAAGCAAAATCACCAGTTAACCCTCTAGAAATATTGAGTTTAACTCCAGTATCAAGTTGCCCAATTCTGATATCGCCAGAATCACTAAAAAAAGTTGCTAACTGAATCTGTTCAGGTTGAATTTTGTTGAATGCCATACTACAATAGATTATCTTTTATAAATTACACGAATTCAATGAAATTTACTCTTTATAAGCCAAACTCTAAAAATACAGGTGCTGCATTTAGTTTTGATCTAGCAAAGGATAAAAAGGGGAATGCAGTAATGTATGTCTCAATGATCCAACAACATAGCTGGAATGATAAGACAAAAAGCGGCTCTTTTAAGGAGAATGCCAAAAATCCTGAAAAATCTGGCACAATTAAACTATCAGCAAATGAAGCTGGAGAGGTTCTCTCTTCATTTAAGACTAGAATCCCTTTTGTGGCATTTCATAGGAGAAACGACGATACAACAATTATTAAATTCACACCTTGGGATAAAAAAAGAAAAATTATGGGCAAGGATGGAGACACTTGGCACGAAACTCCAGCATTTGGAGTTAGCGTCACAAGAAATTCCACCATGACATTCAAACTCCCGCTAGAAGCAGGAGAAACAGAAGTCCTAGCAGAACTTCTTAAAAAATACATTCTAGAATCTTTTATTGTTGCAGACGCATATAAACCACAAGCGCCTAAAGAGGAAATCCAAGAAGATACACCAGATATTGAAGATTCAGATGTCCCATTCTAAAAAGCTGAAAGTATTATTCCATTCCAACCATAGTAGATTAGTAACTGGTTTTGGAAAAAATGCTAAAAATATATTATTAGCTCTCCATGAAGACCCAGACATAGAAGTTGTAGAGGCTGGAAACGGAGCAAAATTTGGTGCGGATTTAATGACACCTTGGGAAAGCTATGGAACTCATCCAAGCAACCCGAGCATTCTTCAAGCTATTCAAGGAGATGGGCCAAAAGAAAGAATAGCTCAATATGGTTTTTATACTATAGATGAAATTGTAGAAAAATGTAAGCCTGATGTATATCTTGGAGTTGAAGACATTTGGGCTTTCTCGGAATATCAAAATAAACCGTGGTGGAATAAAATAAATAAAGTCCTTTGGACAACTTTAGATAGTCTACCAATTTTAGATCAAGCCCTACAGATGGAACCACATTGCGACAAAATGCTTGTGTGGGCGACCTTTGCGGAAGAGGAGATGAAAAAACTTGGTCATAAAAATGTAGAAACGCTTCATGGCGCTGTTGACTATACACACTTTAATCCATTAGAAAATAGAGTAGAGATAAGGAAAAAATTTGGCATAAATGATAGTTTTAATATAGGTTTTGTATTTAAAAATCAATTAAGAAAATCAGTCCCAAATTTATTGCAAGGTTTTAAATTGTTTCAAAAAGATAACCCAGAAATAAAAACAAAACTTTTACTTCACACAGACTGGGGAGAAATAGGACAAGGGTGGGATATACCTAGATATATAAGAGAAATGCAAGTCGATCCAAACGATGTTTTGGCGACTTATATTTGTCACTCTTGCAATTTTTACCATGTAGGACCATATCAAGGAGAAGATAAAACCTGTCCAAAATGTGGTAAGGAAAAAACATTTAAGACAAAAAATAGTCTAAAAGGAATAACAGAAAAAGAACTTAACGAATTATATAATTGCATGGATGTTTATTGCCATCCATTCACCAGCGGGGGTCAAGAACTACCAATTCAAGAAGCTAAAGCTGCTGGGTTGATAACTCTAGTCACTGAATATTCTTGCGGGACAGACTCTTGTTATGATTACCAAGGAGGCATTCCTTTAAAATGGAATGAATACAGAGAACCTCAAACACAATTTGTAAAAGCTTCAACTTGTCCTCAAGACATAGCAAACAAACTATATAAAGTTTATAGCATGGAAGATGTAGATAAATGGACTTTATCAACAAATGGAATGAAACATGTTAAAGATGAATTTTCTGTAGAAACAATTACAGAAAAACTAAAAAATATTTTATATTCTTTAAAAAAACCAATTGAGACAAAAACCGAAAAGACAGAAAAACAGGAACCTCTCAGCATAGATGATGTTTTAGGAGATGAAGGAGTCGAAAATAGAATAGCAGTTGTCTTGCCAGAATCTGCTGGAGATATTTTGATACTCAACTCACTAATGGATAATTTAAAATCATTATATCCTGAAAAAAATATTTATGTTTTTACAAATCCGCAGTTCTATCAAATGATAGAAGATAATCCAAGTGTTCATAAGCTTCTCCCTTATCAACCATCTTTAGAAAATCTTCTTATGCTAGAAGGAAGGGGTGACCACAAGGGTTATTTTGAAATGGCATTTTTACCAAACATAGGAACACAGAGGCACCTCAATTATCTCCACAACGGCAAAGATAAAACACAATTTGAATTAAGATGAGTCATTTAGCTGAAGAATATGCAAAATCCTGTGGAGTCAAAATTGGCAAACCAATTTTAAAACCACACTACTTCCCAGTTCTGCACGAAAAATATATTACCATTCACAATGATAAAAAGGTTCAATCTAAAGAATATAACATGTGGACAGATGTCATCAATCTACTGAAGCCACAACTAGGTGATATAAAAATTATTCAAGTAGGAGCATTCGGAGAGGATAAAATTGAAGGAGTTGATGAACACTTGCCAACAGCAACACTGAAACAGTCATCATATGTAATTCAAAAAGGAATGGGACATGTGGGAATAGATAGTGTTCCTGTCCACATAGCTTCAGCTTTAGACAAGCCTGTAGTTGCAATTTATTCTCATACTTATGCATCAACTTGCGATCCCTTATGGAATGATAAAAGCAAAGCCATCACCATTGAATCAGACAGAGGGGGTAAGAAACCTTCTTTTTCTCTACAAGAAAACCCTAAAACAATTAATTTAATTAAACCAGAAAAGATAGCGCAGTCAGTTTTGGATGTTTTAGAAATAGATAAAAAGATAAAACACAAAACTCTTTTTATAGGCAACTCATATGTATCTAATTTTGTAGAAGTAATTCCTACAGAAAACACCAGTGTTCAATCAAAACATATTGATGTAAGGATGGATTACTGTCACAACGAAGAAGTTTTAGCAAACATTATTCAGAGAAATGAAGTAGAAGTAACCTTATCAAAACCGATACATGAAAATTTTCTATCCTCTGGTCGAATTAAAAAAGTTATTTACAAAACGGAAAAGTTTGATGCAAAATTTATTGAGATAGTAGAAAAATCTGGAATACCCCACATGTTTATATGCACCTCATCTAAAAACCTATCTGAACAAAGATCAAAGTTTTTTGAGGTTTTAATAAATCATTTAGACATAAACGAGGTAATTAAAAATAATAAAAAAAGAATTGAAGTCAAAGACTTTGAAAAAATAAAAATCAAAAGCGGTAAAAAAGTTGTTTGTGGAAACAAAATTTACGAGAGCTTTTATGATCTTAATGAAAGGAAAAATTTAAACCATTTTTATCTTGATTTAGATTTCTTTAGGGTTTATACTGAAGGAGATGAGTAAGAAAACTACCTACGGTCCAGATATCTACAAACGCAATGAGCATGGGTTGCTTGAAAATGTAGACTATGAATTTAACGAGGATGGCTCTGTGAATTGGAGAGCCATGATTAAGGAAGAGTTCCTCTACCCTAATAAGGATTGGTTTGTATCTAGGAAGAAAGATGTTCCTACTTCTAGTGAAGGGTTAAACGACAAACAACTACTGATTATGCTCGGAGGAATTAAAGAATTAGCTAAAATGCGTGGATATTCTACCGTTGCTTTTGATGTAGTTCATTCTTCAGATGGCTATGTTACCGCTAAATGCACAATCAGTTGGAATAAGAACTACGAAACACAAGACGAGGTTGTTTATCAAGACTATGCCAATGCCACTCTTGCCAATACAGACAATTTCTGTGCTAAATTCCTAGAAACAATCGCCTGTAATCGCGCTTTTGTCCGTTGTGTGCGTAATTATCTCAATATCCACATTGTGGGTGCAGATGAGATTGATAAGTCAAAAGGAGCTAATAATTCCAACACTGTGGAATATGATGCCTCTAGCGACTCTGCTATGTTGCCTTTAACGCCAGCAGGAACGCTCCAGAAGGCTTTGGATGAAGATAATGGAGTAAAGTCCTTTGATGACTTCAAGTCTCTTCTCAGGACATTCTGGAAGGAAGAAATCTATAAAAACGAGGAAGCGGCAAACTGGAAGTCTTACGACGATATTCCAGCAAAAGAATGCAGAAAGCTTATTGCAATCTGCAAAAAATCATAGACCCATAATATTTCTCTGAGAAGCGGTAAATACGCTTGATATGTATGACTTTCTAACAGAGGTGTCCATTCCTCTATCAGTTAGCAGTCCCTGATCTGGTGGAATCAGTTTGATTGTTGATTCGTTAATTGTCGTTGTTATGCCTTGAGGCCCAACCGAGATTGATAAAGAGTTTATAGTAGGAGTAAAAGTGGGGATTTCTAAACCATAGACAGTTCTTGAAGAGCTTTTAGGAATATCAACTGCATTAGCATAATTACCACGCTGACTTTTAAGCGCTCTCATTTCTGTAACATTTCCAGAAGCGGAAAAAATAGTTAATTGATTTGTAATGCTGTGGGCTGGCGCTTGAATATCAAAAGATTTTAAATCAAAGCGGTCAAATAGGTCAGATATCTGCTGATCTCCACTTGAGCTTTCTGATATAGCATCATCCTCTGCATCCTCTCCATCTTCAGAAAGTGGATTTACCCTTGTTTTAGCTCTATCATAGGCAACTTTTATTTGTTTTTTTACCTTCAGTGTGGCGTTTTGAAAATTCTTGCTAGACTGGTTTGCCATTCTCATCATATTTCTAATAGCACCTCCAGCGGTAAATGGTGTCACTTTTTCATTTTCTCTTGTAGGACCGCCCAAGACCATTGGATACGTGGAGTCAGCAAATTGTTTTAATTCTACTAATTGTTCTAGATATCTAAATTCTACGGCATCATCATCGTGTTTAAGCTCTCTCCTTTTTAATTGTCTTATTCCAACAAAATGAAAGGGATTTACTGTTTTTGCTTTGCCATTTGTGGCATTTGCTAAATGCCCAATTCTTACTCTTGGATGACCTACTAATTTAAAGAATTCATGAACATCTGATAATGCGTCTATTTCTGAGAGTAAATCTCGCTGATGAAATGGACCTATAACGCTAATGCTATTAGTATTTTTAAAATCCATTCTGTCTGATTTGTATTTGCTATATCCATTTGATATAAAAATACCACCAGCAAACTCAAAATATGTTTTAAGAAATGTGTAAAGTTTTGAGTCTCTAGGCAACGACATGCCTACCGCCTTATTTTTACGACTTGCTAAATTAATATATTCAAATTTATCTCTTATTCTATCAAACTTAATATCTCTAAATTCTATATCTGTTTTTCTGTGTTCATCCGCTTTTTCCTGTGTTGGGTAAACAAACAAACCATCACGATCTGGTTGCCCTTCTTGGGGTTTTGGTCCAAATTTAATTATATCTCCTGATATGGGCCTATCAGTATAAAGACCTGCTAAATTAATTTTAGCAGCCTTCTCATTACCAAGGTGTTTTTGCAAAAGAGATCTGTTTTGACCTCCTCCGAACTTTTCCATAGCATATCTTAAAAAGTAAGTATATTTGTCAAATATATCTTCGTCTGCATCTCTTTGGTTGAATAAAAAATAAAATATACCCAAAGTTTCTCTGTTTAATTTAAACTCTTCTATTTTTTCTGGGAAGACTCTTTTGAATGACGCTTTTCTTCCTCTAAAATCATCTTTTGGAGATTTTTTGTCAGGCTTCTCAGCGGAACCTATATAAGCATTTACAAGCTTCCCCGTAGTTTTTGCCTTTGTAAAAGAGGCTGAAGTTATGGATTCGTCAGTTGTATCCGTGTGATCAATTATATTTATACTAGAGGCTTGCTCTGTGTTTATGAACTGAACAGAGCCATTTGCAGGATTCACAAACCAAAAGTATCCAAAAAAAGATGCGATAGCACCCAAAATACTATCAAGGGTTCCAGTGTTCTCAAATAATATATCTTCACTATCTGGCAAGCCCACTAGGTTTATCCCAACCATAGATAAAGCCTGTTTAAATTCTCTGACAGTATAACCATATTTTAAATCATATTGAGACAAATCTGGAGCGCCCTTATAAGACTCGCTAACAAATTCATCATTCAAAGAAAGCTCTGGCTTTAACTCTTTGTCTTGATAAACTAAAGTTATTTTTAGCCCATCAAATTTTGCTGCTGACTCGTAATTATATATTCTACCGAGCATTATAATTGAACCAGATTGATCTAGGGTCGGACCTTGAGATTTAAATGATTTTAGCGGTGAATTTATAACCTCTGTAAAATAAGGTATTGGTCCTTCAAAGTTTAAAGTTTCTGGTCCACAGTTTATACCTCTAACCATGACAACATGAGACTTCAATATTAGAGAAGTTCTATCTACATATTTCCTGCTGATAGTTTTTTTTGTAGGATCTGCTCCAATGCTATGCTGAGTGCAAATGAAGTTTGTCATCATTTCAGCAATTTCTTCATTTGAAAAAGAGTTTAATTCACCCAAGGCTCCGACAACAGTTCCTAAACCGTCTGATCCATCTAAATTTTTTGCGTTTAAAAGAGTGGTAACTGATGCGGTATGACCACCACCAGCATTAGAAAAGTTTAAATCTATTTTTTGTATTGTTTCACTCATAACACAAGAGAAGATCCAGATAATATTTCTGCTAGTCCTCCACTAATAGTAGCGTCAAAGCCTGTCTTAATAGTATTTACACCTATAAACAATTCTAGATAATTGCTCTGAGGCTGAAGAATACCATTTACATAATAGTTATTTCTTTTCTCAATATATCCATCAGCAAATACAACATCAGAATATCTACCTGTTTCGGAGGTTGTTTTTAATCTTTTTCTATGAGCAGTGTATTTAAATTTATTTTTATTCTCAGTTTTAACAACTCCTCCTGCGTTTGCCGAAGTCGAAAAAAGTGGAATAAAGAGAGGACTCGATACTCCACCGCCAACCTGAACCCCTACCCCAACACCAGAATACACTTTTTGCCCATTTAAAAAGTAGTCATAATCAGAAAAAGTAGAGCTAGTATAACTACCGCTTATTCCTGATTTTAAAGAAAGTCCGAAATCTCCAGTCCCTGCAAATATTCCCCCAGTAATTATATTATAAGTTACTTGGGATTCTCCATTTACTGGCGTGGTGGAATCAAAGTATAGTTTAGACTGATCAAAAACATTAGACTCGTCCCCTTTTGTAAAAAAATCACCCGTTTTTATATTATAAAAAACTTCATTTGTGATTGTTTGAGTGAAAGGTATTTCTTGTAACAAACTTTGCCCGTTCAGATATGATGAAACTTCCCTCTGACCAGTGCTTATGGTTCTATCGTAATAAAATTCACCAAGACTACCAACACCCTCTCTATTTAAGATATCAAAAGTATTTGTCTCCAGCGCATCTGAAGAGCATCCAGAAACCGAAACATCACCTGTGCTAAAAACAACATCGTATATCATTTTCTCTCCCCCTTATAATAAACGTAATCTTTTTTAAATAATTTTGACGGCCCAGATAAAATTATTCCAGAACTACTAATAGAAGGTCTATCTGTTACAGTTTGGAACAATGGTATTTGAGAAACTCCACTGACATCTGGCAAATCTCCAGCTTGGAATCTAAACCCATAAAGCTTCACTGCCACTGTTGCCGCCCCAGAAATAGCCTGTCTTTCAATATAGTTTTGAACTTGATTCTGAACATGCAGGAGTCCTAAAGTTGCAAAGGCACTGTCTCCACTAGGCAAGTATTGATAACCAGAATCGGGGTGAAGTATACCGACTTGTTCTTTGTTAAATGTGGTTACTCCCCCTTGCTCAAACGTGTGATAATTTAAATATACATCCCCTTCAAATTTATTATCAGTCGAACTCGCAGTAAGACCTCCTGTTAACATATATCTTCCTGTAGAAATATCTAATGATCCAGTAGCTCCATAATCATATCCAGTTATACCTGTTTTATAAGTAACGACTTGTCTATAGCCAGTGATTATTTGTTTCTCTGTAGCAGTTGTTGCACTTTGAAAAAATGAACCAATTAAACCACTTCCAATAGTTAATCCTATACTTGGTGGAATATATCCCGAAAAAAGACAAAAAGAATTTAAACTTATGTCTGAGGTTCTAAATTCCCCAGATGGTCCAGCAGCGCCGCCTCTAAAATATTGATTAGATCCACCTAGATAAAATTCTGAATTATTACCAATAAAACTAGAATTTATAGTAAATGATTCTGTTTCTATTTTGTTATTTAAGTAATCAAATTTGGAAAGAGATAATGTATTGCTTCCTAAAGAAAATCCTACAACATTTCTTCTTGATAACTCTATAGAGTTTGCTGTGTGGATATAATCTCCATTCTTGCCAAAAGATTGATAGAAAAGCTTTCCCCTGCTATTAACACCAAAATTAAAACCTTTTGCTCCAGTGACAATTAAGCCATCTACACTGGTAGAAATTTTTTCTAGAGAGCCAAAAATTACAGAATCTGAAACACCAGTGTTAAATTGAAAATCTACTAAATTAGACAAATCTGAGTATCTTACAGATGGAGTGTTTACCTTCAAGGTTGACTCACTCAAATCTGCCATATTGCTATTTACGAATGTTCCTGTGGTAAAAAGTTTAGCACCTGCAACAGTCCCTTGTCCTGAGTGAGTAACTATTCCACTATATAAACCAGTGTTAGCAGCGGGATCACAATTTTCTATTACTCCAAAATTCAAGCCTCCTGCTTCCTCGTTACCAATATGTCTACCGCTCATCCCAGAAAAATCATAATGCACTAAAAGCCTATCGGTGCTTCCGAAGGCTTGATACATACTATAATTTAATCCTGATTGACTCATATTAATAATATCTACTCATATTATAAGAAATAGTTTGATCATTTAAACTGCTACTTTCCGCAAAGGAGAAAACTCCGCTAGCATAACCACTAGATATTTCTATTAATTTTTGTAAATCTCCTGTCGATGCCTCACAACTAGCTGACACGCTATATTCACCAGCCCTTCTATTCATAAGCTTTTGTTTAGCAAATCCACCTAAACTTGGAACTATGCCACTTAACTCAATAGGTCTTTTGTCAGTTATGGATATCTGTAATCCAGATAATTGACCAGATGATAAATCAATCCTGTTATCAAACTCTAGTGCATATGAAATTAAACTCTGCAAAGGATTTTTTGTTATTTGCCTAGAGGTCGGAGTCGGGTTCAAAAAATCTCCACTTATGTGATAACCCGTAGCATCTCCTGTAAAATCCTGTAAAGCTTCTATAGCTAAATTTAAAAACCCTGAGTTAGCAAGAACACCACTATATTGAGAATCTACTTGTTTAAATCTTTCTCCCGTTGCTGGATCGCCAGTCCCCACTATATCAAACGGACCCTTGTATTTAAATTCTCCGTTTATTGATACTCTTACTATAGATTCATCTTTACTAGCTGAAACTGTGGCAGATCTTGTATGAAGAACATTCCCGCTTCTGTCTAAATTTTCTGGGTCTGTAAAATTGTATGTGAAATTTACAATATTAGATCCAGTGTCTAAATCGTAATTAACAGAGGACGGTCCATTATCTATAAAAGTATAAGCTCCTGTTTCATAATCAGAAAGTGATGACGCTACAGCATTTACAGCTAATTGAGCAGCTTGGGTTGAATCAAAAATACCAGTGTCAAGCAATCCTGTTCCAAACTGAGGTTTATCAAAATCTCCTTTTACAGAACCATTAACCACAACATTCAATCCATCTTCTTTACTAAAAGATATTTTTGTTGAACAATTTAGTATACCAGATTTTGAAACTCCTGTTGTAGTAAGATCTTCACTAGTGCTATAATTATAAACTTCATCAATAGAATAAAGATTATTTGATTTATCTATATTCTCAGTTCTCGAAAACAAGAAGGCATTATTGTTTGCTCCAGTTTGGAATAAGCTTAAATCTCTGCAACCAGTAGTTCTTCCTGTTACAAAGTTTCTAGCATTTGCTAAAGGATCATCGCTGTTTACTTTAACTCCTCTTGCAGAAACGGAGTGATTAACTTCTGTTATTCTTCCCTCTTGCTCTTGAAATGTCCATCTATCTTGAGGGTCTTCTATACCAAAAAACTCTGAAAAACTTTCTTCTGAATAACTTTCAAAAGAAACAGAATATGGCATTATTGTTGTTAAATCAGAAGAATCAAAAGAAATAGATATTGGTTTAGCTGTAGAAAATGCTTTTACAGTTAAGTCATCATTAGTTACATTTAAGGTCTGAAACTCCGACAGCATACCACTGATCATTTGCATTTTTTGTAAATGCAAACCACTTAAATTAGATCCAGTCAGATTACCTACTATCTCTATAGTGTTTTTTGTATGATCTACCGCTCCTTGAATATAAATAGGTTCTACGCCATATCCTACTAGTGGAGTTGGATATGGGAAGTTGTAAGATCCATATGTTACACTTTCTGCCATTATTCCTTTAAAAATAAATATTGTATATTTCTGCTTGAGCTACCCTGTCCTAAATTTAAATTTATAGTGTCATTAATTATATGGATAACATTCTCATCTACCAATTCATTCATTTCAGTTGTTTTAGATTCTAAAACACTCCTAGCATCATAAATCCCCATACTTTGACTAGTTATAGCTTCAGCGGTAACAGTAGCTTGACCGACTGTTTTTTTATTGCTGCTAATAATTTGATCTTCTAAATTCACTAAATCTAAAAATTTAAATACTCTATCAATTTGATGAGTTTTACTTAAGGTCTTTTTAAATTTTAATACACCATCATTTGTATCTTTGTAAGCAAGATCTGTAGTGAAAGATATTTCCTCTGTCACAAACCCCTCAGATTTTTCAAAAGTTGTAGATCTAGATTTTTCTACTATATCTGATACAGGATGAAACAATCTTTTTATTTTGTCTTGAATGTATGTTTGTTCACTAATCCAAAGTGTTTTAGAGTTTAAAAATTTTTCTCTATTGTTTCTTCCTTGACTTTTATATGAAATTGATAGCTTGTATTCAATGAATCTACCTTGTTTGGCCTCTGATCCAAAGTATGATATTCTATCATCTTGAGATTTAGATGGATCAGTGCTAAAAACAATTGTTATGCTAGCTGTATTGCCATCTTTTGTTATTCCTTTTTCAATAGATGTAGGTGTCCCAAACTGTGCGTTATCTTGAGAGGCTATATCATCAATAATCCCTGCCATTGCAGAAGTTAAAACATTTTCAGAATCTTGTCTGAGAGAAATTAATTCAATCTGGTGTCTTTTTGTTATAAAGCCATTCTCTCCTATTTCTATAGATTGAGTTTGCTTTTTACTGACACTTTTAGATTCATCAACAAAAGACGAATCTACTTTTTCACTTAAAGAAACAGAAAGTCCAATTAGATCATAAGTTTCTGATATGAGACCTCGAAAAGCTTTATCAATTTTAGCTTTTTCTGAAATTCCATCTTCTTGATATCCTAAAGATGGTCTATTTGCGAAATAATAATTAGTTAAAAATGTCTTCGCGTCATTTAAAAACTCATCACCCGCCTCTTGTTTGTATTTTAGGGATATATTTCTGGTTGAACTATAGTCTGCGCCTGATCTGTTGAAATCATAAGTCTCACTAAAATCTTCAACCAAATGCGGGTTAGGAATTAATTTAGAGAATGTTTTAGAAGAATAATCATCTAGCCTTCTTGATTCTTGTATTACTATAGAAACTGTCTCAGAGCCAACTAAAGTCCCAGCCGAAAAATTAAAAGACTGTATTCTTCCTTTTAGATAATCATCTGCTCCTATTCTAGCTACTATGTTTGGTTTCTCGTAAGCAGCTATGATTGCATCTCTTCCCTGTATTAATACAGTATCATTTTGCTCAAAGTTAATATCAGAGAGATCAATTTCATATGTCCCAACTACCTCATAGCCAAATATTTCTTCTGTTTCTAGATAAGAATAATTTACCTCTAAAGAAGAAGATAAGACATTGTTAACTATTAACGCTGCCATAATTTATTATTCGGTTAATTGATCTACCTTTCCTTGTAATACTGTGACAGTAGTCTCTAGTCTTTCTAGCTCTTTTACCTTCCCATCTATAAAGAGTTTTGTCTTTTCAACAAGGTCTGCTGCACTACCCGCTGCCTCTAAATTAGTTTTAGCAAATTCTTTCACTTTATCAAATGATCCAACAGAGGTTTTTAGTTCACCTTGCAATTGTTTAAGATCTGCTGCGAATTCTTTAGTTGCTTCATTGTTGTGTAAGGAATTAAATGCAGTTGCTGATGCTCCCATTTCTGCTCTTAAGTTATTTTGCTGTTCTATCAACAATTTAGTTGATTCATCTAATCCAGCGCCAAAGCTTTTCTCTGCTATCGCTTGAAGGCGTTCTGCAAATTTTTGATCTTTCTCGCTGTCAACATTTCCTGCAATTTGATCTTTTACAATAGACCGCCTAGCATCTTCCATTATTTTTTTAGCCTCTGCCAAAGCTGCTTTGGCCTCTT